CGCCGCCGCCCTGGCGGCAGCGCCATATGTTCTTCGACCGCGACACGGAAAACCGGTCGCGCCCGCCGCAGCCCGGACACGGCCCGACCGCTTCGCCGGTGGCCGGGATCGCCTTGGCGAAGCCGTAGCGCGTCGCGACGCTCGCGACGTCGATCGCGCGCGCCTTGTCGACCGCCTCGTCGGGAATGCGATCCGGGCCGGTCATGCCGCTATCTCTCGGCAAGTGATCGCCGTAAAGAGTGACGGCTGCCACATGGCGCCAGCGTCTATGGATTCTATCGATGCGACGAAGCTCAGCGCCTCACGCCAGCAGTTCGCGTTGCGGCCCTGCCTGCGAGCTGCAAACGACCACGCCATACTGTCGGCAGTCGTCAGCAATGCGCGAACGCCGGGATGTTCCAAAGCGGTATACTTGACGCCGAAGCCGTGAAGCGCGAGATCGGGTCGGACGGCGTTAATGCATTCTAGAACGGCGACGATCTTCGCAGGCGCGCCGTTACGCTTGCAAACACTTCCGACACCCACCCACATCCGATCGCGCAGGCGGTCGCCATAGGCTGCCACGTGGCGGACGTAATCAGCAGGGTCATATCCCTGAAGGACCGGCATCACCGGAAATGGGCATGCGCCATCGAAGAGACGGTCGAGAGATGCCACCAGATCGTCATATCGTTCGATCGTCAGTCGTTGATGATCGTCGACCGTTAGACCGGTTTTCGCGAGCATGAACGGCTCGCACATGTAATCCTGCGCAACGGCGGCGGCGATCCGGACAACCCCGGTCGAGTGAAGCCGAAACAACTCGGTGGCATATTCCTCAACATCGTGGCGGTAGGTGCCATGCAGGTTAAGCTCCGTGAATGCCGCGCTATCGACGAGAACCCGAGGACAGGAGATGGGCTTCTTCCGACCGCGCAACCGATTGATGCTGATACATGCGAGACTGAAGTGCTTCGCGTCCGCCGGCTGATGAAGTCCGACGAAGAACGATATGCGGCCGCTTTCGCGAGCATTGGTGTCCAGCCCCGAGCAGACGGACCCGTAGACGAGCGTCATTGATCCCCCGCCACCGCGTTCTTCAGCGTCCAGAGTGCGACCATCGCCTCGTCGATTTCCTTTGCGATCGCCTGCCGCTCCCGCGGGGTCAGCCGCCCGTCGGCCATGGCTTCGAGCACCACGGCCGAGACCTCCCCGGTCTCGCGGATCAGCGTGCCGACCATGACGGGACAGAGCGGCGCGGCGGCCGCGGCGGCCGGCGCGATCGTGTAGCCGGCACTGGCAGCCATGGCGGCGAGGATCACCGGCGCGCCGGCGGCCATGTCGCAGTCGAGCGCGACGTCGATCGGCATGAAGTGGTCGTCGTGCATAGCTGCATATTTCGACAGCGCCGGCGGCTCGACGCGGGTCAGCGCCGCGAACACGGTTCCGCCGCCGGCGCGGCGGATCGACCGTTCCGTCGCGGCCTTGAGGCGGCGGCGGTCGTGGTCGCTGGTCGGCCTGTCCTTCATCGAAAGCTCCCCCGTGGAAATTCCCGTCCCGGCTTTTTCCGTGACGTGACGCTGCGGAATGCCGCATCCTTGCGGCATGGAAACGAACCCGCCCTCATGCCGCCGCCTCCGCGCCAGCCTCATCCCGAGCCTGTCGAGGGGCGCGGGCGGCCAGCCATTCGAGCGACTGGCCGAGTTCGGCCGCGACGGCGGCCGCGTCGGCCAGCGTCAGAGACGCCTTGCGGCGGGCGAGAAAGTCGCGCAGCCGGTCGCGCGGCAGGCCGGCGGCGGCCTCGATATCGGCGACGCTCCTGGCCGATGCGGTGACGGCGAAGGCGAAACGGTCGCGGATGATGTCGGGGTCGGGCGCGGTCATGATGGCGGCAAAGGGATACGGAAATTTCCGTACTGTCAACGGAAATTTCCCGCTTTGCCGCCGCTACGGAAAGTCCGACAATGCGGTTACGTGAAAAACGGAAGGGAAAACAGGGACATGGCAGCGCAGCGCGACATCGTCGTCGACCGGCTCCGCCGGCGCATCGCCGAGGACGGCCGCTCGGCATCGGCGATCAGCCGCGCCGCCGGCTACGGCCAGGATTTCATCCGCGACTTCCTTGCGGGCAGGAAGCGCAAGATGAGCACCGAGGCGCTCGGCGCGATCGCCCGCGAACTCGGCGTCACCATCGCATGGCTGCAGGGTGGCGACGAGGCCATGCCCGAGATCGCGCCGCCGAGGGCGGCGGAGCGGGCGGCGCGGGCGGCGCGCGGCGGCGGCGATCAGATCCCGATCTTCGGCACGGCGGCGGGATCGGCCGGCGGCGCGCTGCACATCTCGCCCGACACCATCGGGTGGGTATCCTGCCCGCCGGGCATCGCGAACCTGCGTGACACATATGCGCTCTACGTCGTCGGCCATTCCATGGAACCGCGCTTCCGCCAGGGCGACATCGTCTTCGTCTCGCCGCACCGGCCGCCGCGGCCGGGCGACGACATCGTCGTGCAGGTGCGCGAGCCCGACAGCGCCGAAACGCAATCATGGGTGAAGGAGCTGGTGCGCGACACGCCCGAGCGGGTCGTCACGCGCCAGCACAACCCCGCCGACGAGATCGTCTTCGAGCGTGACCGCATCGTCGAGATCCACCGCATCCTGCCGATCAACGAACTCGTGGGGATCTGATTAGCGCTCACGGTCGAGCGCTCGCTCCGCTCGCTGACCTGCGCGGGCGCGCCGGACGACCGGCGGGCCGCGGTCGCGGCCTGAGCGCCCCGAATCACGTTGTTCGGCCGCGCTCCCCCATGGTGAGTGGATCGAACCAACGGAAAAATTCTTACGGAAATTTCCGTATCCCTGTTGACAGGACGGAAATTTCCGTAGTTCTATGCCGCCCGTTACGGAAAACGGAGCGGCCCGATGCGCCTTTCATCTCCCCTCGCCTGCCCGCATGACGGTCTCGCTGCCGCGACGGCGCATCGCGTAGCGTTGATCCGCGCCGAGCGCCGCGCGTTCGATCGGCAGCGCGCCGCGCGCCGATCCGTCGACCGGGACGGCCTGCCCGCCTGTTTCGAGATCGTTCCCCTTCCCTTCGACGACGAGGCCGACCGGCTCCGCGACGCGATGCTGCGAAGCGCCGCGAAGGAGACCGGCGCCTGCGTCGGCTTCCTTGCCTTCCTCGTCGCGGTCGCCGCGGCCTACGCCTTCATCGTCTGACCGGAGACACTCCAATGCCCGAACGCTCGGAAGAATTCATCGCAATCAACGGGATGGATGAATGGGAATCCTTCTGGGCAGCAAATGCCCATGAACTCGAAGGCGAAGTCGGCGATGAGGCGACCTGCCGCGGTTTAGCCTGCAATCATCTTCTGGTCGTGGGCGGCGGGGCGGCCCCGGTTTTTCGGGTCGGCTTTGTCGATTGAGACTTCTTTCCCCGCGCACATTTTCGGAGCCCGTCATGACCATTCACGCTTCCCCCTGCCGCCCGTCCTCCCAGGCGCGGCCGGCGCCGCCCGAGCGCATCCCCGGAACCTGCTCCGGTTCCGATGCCCCATGCGCTCGGGCGGTCGTCATGTCGGAAGCGATCCGCGAGATCCTGTTCCGCGACGGATCGGTGACCGACGCCGCGCTGATCTGCGAAGGTTTTACGGCCGCCGAGATCGTCGAACATTTCGACGAGGCCTGCCGCATGGCGAGGCTCGTGCTCACCACGACGGGAAGCCGCGCCGACGGCATCGCCGACGTGATTGCCAAGGCAACCGACGCGATCGCTTCCCGCATGCCGGTCGTCGCCGGCGCGCCGGTCACCGACGCCCTGCGCGAGGCGTGGCACCGCTACTGCCGGGCGCGCGCCGCCTATCGCCTCGATCCGTGGATCGGCCAGAGCGCCCGATCGATCGCCGCGCTGGCCGACTTCCTGACAATGCAGCCGATCCTACCGCGGGAATGCAACCGCGTCATCGTGCCGGTGGCGGCTCTGCTCAAGCGTATCGCCGCGCAGCCGCGACCCGGACAGGGGATCGGCAACGACGCCGGAAACGTGACCGCCGGTGCGCGCGGCGATGATCCTGCGAACTGAATCGCGAACGGGGCGACCGACATGACGAAAGCCTGGATGCAAACCCTGACCGGCCGCGCGCTGGCGATGGCGAACCCGAGCCCGCGCGACATCGATCTTCTGACCGACGTGCCGGAAGGCCTTGCCCGCATCACCCGCTACAACGGCGCCGTGCCGGCCGGTCTCTATTCGGTGGCGCAGCATTGCGTCATCGTGGCAGACGCCATCCTCGACGAGCGCGGCGACGCCGAACTCGCCGCGCACGGGTTGCTGCACGACGCGCACGAATTCATGTGGGGCGACATCACCACGCCGCAGCTCGACGGCCTGGCCGAGATCGCGGCGGAATCCTATCCGGACATTCCAGCCGATGCGATCATTCGCGGCGCGATCAACGTGGCGAAGCGGCGTGCCGACCTGGCGATCTATGCCGCTGCCGGCATGCCGCTGCCCTCGCCGCATCAGGTCCGCGTCGTGAAGGCATACGATCTTCGCGCGCTGGTGACCGAGCGCAACCACATGCTGTCGCCGTCGGTGAAGTCGTGGGGCGCCGTCGTCGAGCGCGCCGAGCCGCTCCGCATGCGCGGGTCGATCCGGCCGTGGCCGATCGCCCAGGCCGCCGACGCCTTTCGCGAACGCCTTTTGCAACTGTGCCCGGCGGTCTCTCGCCGCGCCAACGGGAAGGGGAATTGAGGCGATGCATCGTGACGAGGAATTTCTCGACCTGCTGGCGGAAGCCGCCCGCACGTCGCCTCATGCGCGAAAGGCCTATGAGCTGATCGAACGCGAGTATCCGTCGACGCGGCCGCTCCACATGCGCCAGCGCCTGATCGAAACCCGCCAGTCGGGAGTGCCGGCATGACCCTCGCGATCGACCCAAAAATCCTCGCCGGCGCCCATTCCGCCCTGCGCGGCATTCCCGACAGGGCGAACGGCATCCCGGTCGCCGGCATGTTCCTGCTCACGCCGGGCGACGGCGGCATGGAGATCACCGCCACCGACTGCGACCTCGAACTGTCGCTGACGATCGAGGCGTCGGCTGATTTCGCGCCGGTCTGCCTGCCTCCCTTCCTGATGGAAGCCGCCGGCGCGCTCGGCGCCAAGGAAGTGAAGATGACGGTCGACGATCGCACCGCCGCCTTCTCCGCCGGCCGCGCGCGCTTCGCCGGCCAGATCCTGCCCGGCAGCGACTTCCCGCGCTTCCGGCCGAACTTCACCACGGCGGCAAACATTCCCGGAAAGGATCTCGTGTCGATCCTCTCGGCCTGCATCGGCGCGGTCAGCCCGCGCGGCCAGGACGATCGCTTCTATCTCGAAGGCGTCTTCCTCGACACGCTGGACGGGCGCCTGTGCGCCGTCGGGACGAACGGCTACCGGTTCCAGACCGTCAGCATCCCCGCGCCGGACGGCCTGTCCCTGCCGGACGGCATCATCATCGGCGCCAAGGCTGCGAAGGAGATGATCGCGATCGCCGACAAGGCCGGCGAAAACACGGTGCGACTGGAGGCGAGCGACCATGCCGTCGCCGTCTCGACGGTGCGCGAGCGCATCGTGTCGAAGCTGATCGAGAACCGCTATCCGCCCTATCGCAAGGTCATCCCCGCGCCGAGCGGAGTCGCCGCCACCTTCGACGTAGCCGAGATGATCGCGGCCTTGTCGCGCGTCCTGAAAATCCAGGATGCCAGTGTCGAGAACGCCAAGGCGAAGAGCAAGTCGGGAACGGCCGTGCGCATCCGCCCGGTCGAGGACAGCATCACGATCGAGGCCGCCGCCTTCGGTGACGCGGTCGACGCGGTGCGCTGCGAATTCGAAGGCGACATGCCCACCTTCGGCCTGTCCGGAAAATACCTTCACGCCACGCTGTCGGCCATGAAGGATCGCGGCGCCGACACGGTGCGCATGGACGTCGCCGAAACCGGCCATCCGATCCGCCTCGAAAATCCCGCCGACGAGGATTTCCTGGCGATCGTCATGCCGATGCGGGTGTAGCGCAATGAAGAGTGAACTGATCGCGCCGCAACGCTTCGACTTCGGTCGGCTCCTGCCGACGAAACGGCCGACATACGCCTCGACGCTCGCAACATGGCGCAAGGGTCTGCTTAGCGATGGCTTCATGTGGGAGATAGCGCGGCGCGACGAGGTCTTCGCGGCCTACTTGCGCAGGCACAAGGTTCCGAGGCCGTGACGCTTCTAGAACAAAGCGCACAAAAGCCCGCCAGCGGCAAAGCCGGGTCGGTGGCGCAGTGCCGGTGCCTCGAATGCGGGGCGGCCTTCGCGCGCGGCGCACGGCGCGCCGAGTTCTGCGGCCGCAAATGCGTCCGGACCTGGAACAACCGCCGCATGCTGCGCGGCGCCGAGGTCCTCGACCTGCTCATGACCGCCCGCTTCGACCGGTCGAAGGCGACCGCCTTCAAGGTCTGGCGCACGATGAACCGCCTTGCCGCGCTCTATCGCGAGCAGGACCAGGCCGAGCGCGACGGTCGCCGTTCGTGGCGTCGGATCGAGGCGATCCGCGAAGCCAAGCCGTTTTTATGGGCCGAATAGGAGGATTGTAAATGTCGAGCAAACGAACGTTGCGAAGCTTCGTCTTCATGGGCCGCGCCAAGCGCCTGCCAGGAACGCCGGTCAGCCCGTTCGATCCCGCCGCAGGCGGCAAGGCCGACCGGCCGTCGCGCGGCGTCGCGCGCCCCGCCCGGAGCGAGCGGCGAAGCCGCGACAGCGCGAGGGCACAGTGATGGCAGGCTCGGTCAACAAGGTCATCCTCGTCGGCAATCTCGGCGCCGATCCGGAGATCCGCCGCACGAATGCCGGCGATCCGATCGTCAATTTTCGCATCGCGACGTCGGACACATGGCGCGACAAGGCCACCGGCGAGCGCAAGGAACGCACCGAATGGCATTCGGTCGTCATCTTCAACGAAGGCCTGGCGAAGGTCGCCGAGCAGTATCTCAGAAAAGGGATGAAGGTTTACGTCGAGGGCAAGCTGCAAACCCGCAAGTGGCAGGGCACCGACGGCGTCGACCGCTACACGACCGAGGTCGTGCTGCAAAAGTTCCAGGGCGAATTGCAGATGCTGGAAAAATCCGGCGGCGGACGCCCGCCCGGCCCCGAGGGTCAGGACGATTACGGCCGCCAGTCCGGCGCGACCGACCGGCAGAAAGCGCCCGACCTCGTGCGCGGCGGGTCGACGGGCGGCGGCTTCGGCCGCGAACTCGACGACGAAATCCCCTTCGCGCCGGAATGGAGGTAGCGATGAACCTGCATTTCAACGGCCTGACGCCCGGCCAAGCCGAACGCCTCGCGATGCTGATCGAGGAATGCGGCGAGGTCATCACGGCCGCGACGAAGATCCTGCGCCACGGCTACGGATCGCATCATCCGGACCGGCTGGATACCAACCGCCATGATCTGGAACGCGAGATCGGCGACGTGTTTGCTGTCCTCGTTCGTATGATGGCGATGGACGATATCAACGCCGACGCCTGCGACAACGCCGAGGCCGCCAAGCTCGCCAAGTTCACCCGGTACACGCACCATCAATGAGCGATCGCCGCGCCCTGATCCGCGAAAAAATCGCCGCGCAGGTCCAGGTCGTGGACATGGGCTACCTCTCGCCCTGCCACATCTGGACCGGCGGCGATTCCGGCAACGGCCGCGGCGGCGGTTATCCGCGCATGTGGCTCGACGGCCAGGTCGTCGCCGTCCATATCGTCTCGTGGACCAACGAGCACGGCTACGTGCCGGGCAAGAAACAGATAGACCACAAATGCCGGCAGCGCCGATGCGTGCGCGAGGATCACCTCGAACTCGTCACGCACAAGCAAAACCAGAAGCGCCGCGACGATGCCAACGGCGTCCGGCGACGCCCGAGGAAGCGCCGGCGCAAGGCGATGGCCGCGGAGCCTGTCCGGTGACCGTGGACGACGACGAACCGGTCACCCTTCCCGAGGCCTGCCGCCTGTTCTTCGGCGGCCGCCTTACGCCGTCGGCGCTGCGGACCGAGGCGAAGAAGGGCAATCTTGACATGATGCAGATCGCGCGCAAGGACTTCGTCACGCGCCGGGCGATCGAGGACATGAAGGAAAGATGCCGCAGAAACGCAAGCCGCCCCGCCTGTGGCTTCGAAGAGAGGCCGGCGCCGACGGCGTCGTGCGGCGAACATGGATCATCAAGGACGGGAAACGTCATCAGCGCACAGGATGCCTTGAGGATCAGATTGCAGACGCAGAGCGCCAGCTCGAAGCCTACCTCGCCCAAAAGTACGAACCGCAGCGCGGCGGTCGTGCCTCTCAGATCCCGATAGGCGACGTCCTCGCCGTCTATCTCGACGACAAGGCCGCGGGAACCGCTGCGCCGCGGACTACGCACCAGATCATCGGCCGGCTTAATGAATTCTTCGGCGCCATGGCCGTTTCCGACATCAAGGGAAAAGCGTGCCGGGACTATGCCGCGATGCGCGGCACGCAATCGGGCGGCCGGCGGGATCTCGAAGTCCTGCGCGCGGCCCTGCGGCACTACCACAAGGAACACGGCCTCGACGTCCTGCCGTCCGTCACCTTGCCCGGCAAGAGCATGCCGCGCGAGGTCTATCTCACCCGGCCGGAGGCGGCGGCGCTGCTATGGGCCGCGCTCGGCTGGGAGCGGCAGGGGACGCGGTGGACGCGACGGCGCGACCAGAAGCGGGCGCACCTGGCGCGATTGATCCTGATCGGGCTCTACACCGGCACGCGGCCGGGCGCGATCCTGGCGCTGCAATGGATGCGCAACACCGACGGCGGATGGATCGACCTCGATCGCGGCGTCATCTTCCGGCGCGCCGAAGGCGAGCGCGTGGCGCACAACAAGCGCAAGCCGCCGGTCAAGATCGCCCGCAAGCTCATGAACCATCTGCGCCGGTGGAAGCGGATGGACGGATGGACGGACGGGTCGGCGGGCATCCGCCCCGCCGTGCACTACCTCGGCGCCCCGATCACGAAACCGAACAAGGCGTTCCGCAGCGCCATCGCGGCGGCAAGGCTGCCTCGGGAAGTCACCCCGCACGTCCTGCGCCACACGCGCGGCACATGGCTCGCGCAGGCCGGCGTACCGTCCGGCGAGGCCGCGGCCTCACTCGGCCTGACCGTCGACGAATACGAGCGCACCTATCTGCACAACGATCCATCGTTCCAGCGCGCCGCGGCCGATGCCTACTGATCCATCTCCGCACCGTTTCCGCACCGCTTCGCGGAACATGAAACGAACGAAGCGAAATCGGCGTTGATCAATTTCGTTGAATTCGTTGAACTTTTGGGAAGCCTACGACGTTCGGGACGATGGGGTCGCAGGTTCGAATCCTGCCACTCCGACCAGAGAAATCAATAAGTTGCCCATTCTCCCGAGGCTCGGGATCGAAATGCCGCACCGTTTCCGCACCGTTATCCATGCCCGTCGAAATCGAATGGCGCTACACCTGGCCGGATGACGAAGACGCCCGCGAGGCCACAGATCTCGTCGCCCTTGCGGGCGAAGAAGAGGTCGGACGGGTCTATATGGCGGAAATCGGCGGCGTCTATGGCACCATCTGGAAATGGTTCGTCTGGCGCGAAGGCGTGGTGCCGAACGCCGGCCACGAAAACAGCCGGCGGGAGGCGATGCTGGCGATCGAGGGCAGGGCTATGGTGATGATTGACCGCGATGAGGCGGAAATGGAGCCGGCGCCATATTGTCGTCATGGCCCTTGCGTCTAAACTCGCCGCGGCAACAAAGAACCAGGAGATGGGAATTGACGCGACTACTGCTACCCCTCGCCGTCCTCGCCGGACTGGCGCTCGCCGGATGCTCGGATGAACCGGAGACGCCGCCCGCAGCGCCGGTCTCCAGCAATGAACCTGCCGCAGCGTCGACGGCCGTCGATCCGTCCGACCAGACGCGAGACGCCGCTGTCGCCGAAATGGAGGAACTCCAGGCGACGCTCGCTGTGTCCCGAGCCGAATACCGTGCCAAGCGCAACGAAGTTCTGGCGGCGAAGGAAGCGGGTGACACTGCGCGGGAGAACGCCTTGCGCGCCGAACTCGAGCCGGCACGAGGACGGTTCGTGAGGGATCGGGATGCCTATCGCGCAGCGCGCGACAAGGTGGAAGCGATGACGGCAGGTGCTGAATAGCGACGGCGGATGAAAGCACGCGGGAAACATATCGTTGCCGCGGTGGCCGGACTGATCCTCTCGGTCTGGCTCGTCTCCACCGTCTCGGCCTACCTGCTTCCCTGGCTGTAGGAAACGCAAAAAGGCCCCGCCACCCGGTCAACTGAGGTGGTGGGGCCAAGGAAACGGTCTTGCAGCTATGGCGGCGGGCGCCCGGTGAGCCAGGTGTAGGCGGCGCCGAACCCGGCGGCACCGCTCAGGATGACGGTGCCAGCCCGCAACAGCCAATAGCCCAAAGTCCCGGCCCCTTGCGCCTTCGTGCGCAGGGTCGTGACCTCGACCGTAACGGCTTCGACTTCCTCGATCGTCTTCTTGACGTTGGACATGGATGTCTCCAGATCCGTCGTGCGTTCGACGAGCGCGTCGAGGCGTCGGTGCACATTGGCCCTACTCTCGTTGGCCGAGCGGATTGCTTCCTCGTTGCGCTTTTCGTTGGCGCCGATCTGGTCCTTGAGCCCTTCGACGGCTTCGGTGAGAGCGCCGATTGCCCGGTAAATTTCATTGAGGCTGGTCGATGCCATGCTGCCGGCCGTCCATTCTCGGGATCGGGGTATGGACCAGCGCCGCCAGCCCGATGATGACCCCGCCGCCGATGAGGGCGGCGAGGCAGACGCGCCAGGGCATCACCTGGCGGCGGCGCGGTTGCGGATCATCCACCACACGAAGGTGCCGACCTGCATGATGCCGCCGACGGCGCCCTGGAATTCTGCGCTCTGCGCGATCCCGTCGCCAAGCAGGTAGCCGCCGGCGGTGAAGAGGCCGATGCGGATGAGCTGTTCGATGTTACCCATGATGATTTCCTTTCGGGGTTTTGCCCCGGATCGTCCGGGGGATCGGGAATGAATGGTCAGAGCACCGCTTCGAGGTCGTCGAGCATGGCGCGGATGTCATCGATCATCTTGCGGCGCGGGTCGGGCTTCGTCGGTTCGGCCGCTGGCGGACCGTCGACCATGACGACGTGCGCGCGAGACACCCATCCGCGATAGCCGGCCGGCGTCTCGATGTTGAGCCAGTCGCCGTCGATCGCGATGACCTCGACGATAAGACCCTCGGGCAGGCTGCCGGTGATCTCGCCGTCCGGGGCACGGCGGAAATTAAGGCTGGCGGCGGTCACCCTGGCGCGGGCGCCCTCGGGTACCGGCTCGACCGGCTCCGCCGGCGCCTTGCCGGCGAGCAGCGCCGAGACCTCGCGGCGCATCTTGTCGCCGATCACCTTGGCGCCCACCGTCGCGGGATCAAAGACCAGCCTCGTCACGTCCCACTTGTTGCGCTGCTTGATACCGAGATTGGCCTGCACCTCGGCGTGGAAGAGCACTGTCTTCGGCGTCACCGGGATGTCGTAGACCCGGCAGAGCTGCGCCACGGCTGCGATGAAGGCGGTCCACTGCGGCAAGGTGAGCGGCGTGCGGCCGGGCACGAACGGGCTTTCCACCGCACCGGCCATGCCGCACATGGAAATGCCGATCGCGTCGGTGTTGGCGTTGAGCGTGTGGGCGGCATAGCCGTCCTTGATCGAAGCGGAATTGGCGGCGATCGAAGGGACACCGCGCACGAGTTTCCCGTCGCCCTCGACGAGAACGTGATAGGCCTTGCGGTCGGTCGCGTTGGCTTCATGGCCGCCGGCGGTCCAGTGGCCGTGGACGCGTTTCATTGGCACGGCCGGAAGCCATGCGTCGGGGATGACGTTCATCGTCTGTCCTTTCGGGAGTGTGGCAAGTACATCTTCATGCCGTTCCGGCATGCCAAAGCGCCGCGCCGATGATATCGGGACGGTTCGCTTCGATGTGCGATCGAGAGTTCAGTCGTGGGTGCGGCGACCGGCGGAATTGCTCCGGCTAACCGCGCATGGTATCGGACAGGCACCCCATCAACAGGAGCGACCGATGCAGCACTCAGGAACCGCGAAGGGCATCATGGCTTCAGCGGGTACGGCCGCCCGATACATCGGGCTCACCTTCCTGCTCTTCGCCGGCGCCATGCTGGCGATGGGCGTGATCCTGTATGTGTCGGACTGGATGACTGGATTTCAGGGCGTTGCCCCTTGATCCATTCGGCCGCTACAGGCCCCGGATATCCCAGTACGCCCGGTAGATCGGCCAGGCAGAGTGGTTCCAGTAGTAGGACTCGAGCAGAAAGAACCCGACCAGCAGCGCCGGGAACACCCATCTCCTGATCGGCTTCAGATCGATGGCCGCAGCGATCGCTACCAGGAACATCGGCGCCACGGCGTAGAAGTATCTCCCGTGCATGGCGCGCGGCTTTCCCCAGATCAGCGTCACCTGCCAGATCTGGTACAGCATCAGAACCGCCATGCAGAACATGGCCGCGAACGCCAGGATCGTAAACTTCTCCGAAGCATCGTCGCTGATCAGTAGCCGGTACGACCGCGCGATCGCGTACACCCCCATGAAGGTCATCGCCGCGATCACGACCTCCGTTATCGGCTGCCCCGCAACGAACGACCCGGACAGGTACGCCGCGACCAATGCAATGCCGACGGCTCCTACCCGCTCGAGCCAGTGCTCGCCGATGGCCCCGCGCCGGACGATCATGCAGAGCACGACCACAACCAGCATCGCGGCTATCAGCGAAATGTACGCCGTCCTCTCCCCACCCGAGGGCACATAGATCATCACGATTTGGTCGGAGAGCCGCCGCAGCCAGGTATGGCCGTGGAAGCTGGCAAGGAAATGGTCCGTCAGCTTCGCGCTGGCGAGGAAGTCGAGCAGCGGAAGCTCGGTCGTCGACAACACCTTCACGGTCTTCAGGCTGCCGAGGCGAACCCAATTTCCGTACCGGATGAAGCTGTCGAGATGCCACAGGAAGATCGGCAACCCGGCCGCGGCCACTGTTGCCGCGGTCAGCACGATCTGCCGGACGTCCCGCTTCCAGAGACGCAGCAGCAGGAAGAACAGCGAGAACGCCACGAAGAACGGCAGCGAGGTCGCCTTGCAGAGCGCGGCGCCGGCAAAGCCGACGATCGCCAGAGCCTCGTCTTTCCTCGCCCCCTGTTTGAGAAAGCGTGCCAGGAAGTAGGCTCCCATAGCCGCCGTCGTGAACACGCCGATGTCGTTCGACACCCCGCCGCTGAGCGAGCCGAAATGCGGCGTCGCAAGCGTGATGCCCGCAACCAGCCAGACGGCCGCCCACGACAATCCCAGGGTCATCGCCGTCATGACGATGAGAACCACACCGATCGTACTGACGAACGACGTGACCAGGCGGAGCGTTTTCAGCACCACAACCGGGTCGTCGGAAACCGCGTCCGCTACGGCCCCGAACGGCGCCATCGCCAGATAGTAGAGCGGCGGATGGCTCAAGACATAAAGCACGCCAGGCCGGCCGGTGCCGTTCTGGCTGGCGAAGGCGGCCGGATCCTGCCGGTCGACGCCGTGCTCGGGCGTGAAATCCCCGCGCGCCAGCAGCATGACATAACTGTAATGCGCGGTCTCATCGGCGTTCGACCACGGCGGAACGACGAACTGACCGAGTATCACGAACTTAAGGAACGCGACGGCCGCGACGGCGAGCAGTGTGAAACGTCTACGCGTCATCGGATCGGCTGACGTTGAACCCGACCAGTCCGGCGGTAAGTAGCATCGCCAGCGTGAGCGCGACCGCTACGGATGGGAACGGCCAAGCGCTCGTCGGCGGCACCTCATAGCTCACCCGCAACAGGAGCGCCTTGGTCGGATCGCTGGCAAGATGCCCGAACTTCAGGCTGTCGGTCAGAATGGCTTTTGGAGCGTTTGGAGTATCGGCGGACCGCGACGGGCCTTCGACCGACACGGTTAGATCGTTCTTTTCCGTGGTGCAGACCTCGACCGGCGACCGGGTGATATCGCGCCCCCGGGTCAGAACCGCGACCTCCTTCCAGTAGCTCTTCATCCTGATCCAAACCACACCGTTCGCCGGTTCGTTGGAGAGGTGCTGAGAGACGCAAATCCGGCTGGCAACGGCGGCGAGTTCGGGATCGAGCACGACCTTCTGCTCAAGGATTTCGCCGTCGATGAGCGGGGCCGATACGATCTTGCCTGTCGGATCGATCCGCCATAGCACCGTGGCCATCGGATAAACGAGCGGTCCCAGGGACGCGATGCACAACAGGAGCGGAACAAGGATCCTCATTGCGCTTCTGTCTACATGAGCGCGTCGGCTCGTCAATCCCTTGCCTTCCTAGACCGCCTCTAGGCCTGCTCAAGGCGTTCGATCCGGTCGATCAGGTGCGCGGCGATCCTCTGTCCCTCGCCGCCGTCCGTTTCGGTGTGGACGCCGTCCATGACGATGAAATCGTCGAAGTTGGAGTGCGGCCTGCTGACGTAGGGGGCGCCCTGGCCGGCGCGGCCGAAGATCGCCGCCTTGTGGTTGCGCGTGCCGAAGGCGGAAACCCCGCCGGCCGGCACCGTGAACGACGCGGTGGTGACGTCGCCGCCGTTGAGGGCGATCTTGATCTCGCCTGTCGGGTAGTTCACGCTCCCGAACATGTAGTTCCACGCGTTGAGTTGCATGTCGGGTGTGTGAGCGAAGAACGGCCCGGTCAGCTCCCCGGTCACGGGGTCGATCGTCCGGACATAGATCCGGAAACGCTGCGCGGTGCCGCCCCCCGTCTCATAGGTGGAGATCACGAGATCGGGAGCGGTCGGGTCCGCCGCGATCGAGAGGGCGTCCTCGCTCGACGTGAACGCCGGCAGGTTCGGGCGCCGGGCGACGAGGCCGAAAGTCATCCCCGCCCTGTCGGAGAAGCGCGACGGCTGTATGCCGAAACCGCCGAAGGTGTCCGGGCAACCGTTGCAGTCGATGACCGGCTGGCCGTTGACGATCATCTCGGTCGCGCCCGAGGCGCCGATGAGCGGGTGATCGGTCGCGTTCCAGACCCGGCGCCTGTAATCGTAGCGGTCGCCGACACCCTTGGCTTCTTGCAGCGCATAGAAGGAGCCGCCAGCATAGTAGGGCTGCTGGCGTCCGCTGAGCAACAGGATCGCGTGTTCGAACTGCAGGAGATCGAGGGGCGGCGCCGGCGTGCGGGCGTTGATCTCATATTCCAGGTCTTCTCTAAGGCGCGTGCTGCCCATCATCCATTCCTTTTAAGATCAGAGACGTTGAGCACGGGGACGTGCCCTTTGGTTTTCTCGAAGGTGTAATAACCGTGCCGCTCCACACCGCCCTCGATCTGGCTTTCGCCCTGGCAGTAATAGAGCCTGTCCCCCTGTTCGATGTCGTAGGCGAGCGGGATCTTGGTCCGCACGGAAAGCTTGTTTCCCATGGACGGGCGGTAAATCTTGTGCGGCGAGCGGATCGAGAACACCACCGGCCAGGGATCGACGTCGATGTTCTTCGGCGTCCCGCCGATCGGCCCGATGATGTCGAGCTTGCCCCTGTTCGCGCCGCCGTCGCTGGTGTCGCCCGGCTGCCAGCGGGCGAAGACGGCATAGATGTTGCCGTTCTTCGCGACGATGACGTCGCCGCCGCCGACATAGCTTTCGATGCCGACTTCGTGATGCGTCTTCCCGCCCTTGATGACCGGATACTTCGTGACCACGGGAGCGCCGCCCGTCTTGTCGACCTTGAGCAGGGAACTGAGACTTTCGTTCTCGTCGATCGGATCGTTCGCTCCGCCCTCCCATTCGACGATGGCGACATAAAAGATATCGTCTTCGACGCCCGGCGCGCCTTCCCAGCAATAATTCTGCCGTAACCGCCATCCCGCCGGCGGAGTGTAGAGCGGCGTGCCGACGGTCAGCGGGTCGAAGGTCGGGGCGGACGGATCGAAGATGTCGGCGACGATCTGTTCGCCTTCGAGGTCGAGGGCCTGGCCGTTGTACTTGACCTCGAAGCCAAACAAGCCGCGCTCGTCGTCGTTGTTCTCCGGGTTGGCGTTGCTCGGGTTGGAATAGTGGAAGAATATCCGCCCGGTGCGGTCGCGGCGCGGGCGGCCGGTGAAATAGTCCTGCGATGCCGAGCCATCGAGGACCGACTTGTCGAGCACGTACTGGCCGACCTCGTTATCCCAGACGCCCCAGTTCCACCGGTTGCTCGGAGGTCTCCTGTAGATGTCCCAGATGATTTTCGGGTTGTCGGGCAACGGAAACGCATTGCCGTAAGTCGTTCCGGTCGCATCGATGTAGCGAACCTGCGCGCCGAGCGACCGCACGGACATTTCGTATCCCGCCCATCCGTATTTTCCCCTGCTGGACGAGGCGTGATCGCTCTGCGATACCCAGGACTTCCGCTTCTGGAAAGGCAACGGCCAGGTCGTGGCCCTGTTGTGGTCGTCGCCCTTGATTTCCTGTTGTCCGATGAGCGCAATCGTCGCCGTGGTGGAGAACTCCACCCATTCGGCGGCGAGGATCGGGCCTGGTTCGGCGGCGTCGTCCGTCTGCCCGACGAAACCGCCGACCGCGTATCCGCCATATTCCACCGGCGCCGTCACCCAATAGGAATAGGTCGCGCGCGGCACCACGCCGACGAGAGGGATATCGAACGCGCCGGCGAACGTCACATTCGGCTCGTAGCCGGCGATCGGCGCCTCCACGACCGGGTAACCCCGCGCGACGAAGTTGGCTTCGTCCGCCTCGACCAGGTCCGGTTCCTCGGGTGCCGCGCCGCCGGTGCGATGGAGGAACCAGACGACCTCGCCGCGCGGCCGGTCCGTCTCGCCGGAAGCGACGCCGCGCGTGCCGACTCCGTCGAGGTAGCGGATGTCTTCCCACCCGAAGATATGATCTTCGCTGATCGCCCCCACCGGCGCCTCGGCGATGCGATTGGAAAGGAACTTCACGTCCTCACCGAAGCGGTCGGGATAGACCTCGGCCGATCGGCGACCCCAGATCGCGACCCTCCTTCCGTCCACGACGCCGTATACGGCGAAGATCCATCCGAAGATCGGCAGCGAAGCCGTCTCCGGCAAGAGAAGGTCCCGGACCCTGTCGATCCCGTCGACGCCGACCCACGTCCACACGGCCGGGCCGGCAACCCATCTGTAGAGACCGACGTTCGGGACGGTGAGACCCGAGACCGGGTCGGTATGCGTCCCCGGCCCGCCGCCGTGATAGTCGGTCGTGTCCGGGCCGAGCACCGCGCCGGTCGACTTGTCTTCCGGTCCATCGATATCCTCCAGGCCGAGAACGGCGCCGATCGTCCGCCATTGCGAGGCGACGCGAATCCGCTGGTTGGCCAACTGGTCGAGATCAGTCACGAGCTGCTGCGCGGCGGCAAACTTCTGGCCCGTCGCCACCCGGTCGCTGGCCGTGGCCTCGCGATTGAGTTCCGTCTGCCTCCAGTCGTTCAGCGCGGCGTTGCGGGCGATCTCGACCTGCGCCAGATGCGCCGCCGTGGCGGCGCGGTCCAGCATGGTCTGCGTCCGGTCTCCGGCGGCCTGGCTCCTGGCTTCTTCCGCCGCGGCTGCGGCCGCAACCGCCTCCTCGGAGGTCAAGGCCTTCTTGCCCGTGTTGATCCACGCGCCGTCGGCCTTCTTCCACACGAAATATTCGGGCGTCGCCTCGTCGACGTAGCGGTCGTCGTCGAGCCCGATGTCGGCGGTCGGCTCACCTTCGCCCCATATCCAGCCCCGGCCACGCGCCGCGGGCAGCGTTGGAAAGGCGTCGGGAAATTCGATAAGCGCCAGACTGTCAGCCATTGCGTGTCACCGCTTTTCTCACCGGCCAGGAATAGAGCCCCGGAAGGACGCGCGCGGCGGCGTCATCGGGCGTGCGGACGAAGTCGAAGACGACGCGCGCGCTGTCGAATGCAGCGGTCGTGGCGGCGGGCAGCGTCACCTCGATCCGCCGATCGGCGGGCGACCGGACGATCTGTCCGGCCTCGCTGTCGGCGGAAAACAGAAGCGGTCCGTCGATCGTCGCGCGGAAATGCGCGGTGATGCGACCCGTCGCCATCGCTTCGGCATCCCAGAACGGTTGTGGATAGACGAGCGCAATCGTGTGGGAATGGCCGGGCCGAATCGGCTCGACCGGAATTTGAAGCATCATGCTCACGCGCTCCTGTAGGGGAACGACCATGCCGAAACCGATGTCATGATTCTGTTGCCAGTGCCCGTGATCGATGCGCCGCAAAACAGGCCCAGCTCCGGCGACCAGCATACGGGAATCCAGTCGTTGTCCGCTGCGCTAGTCCGGGTGGTCCACGTGATACCATCGGGGGATGTCATGACGCGGTTGCCGGTGCCGGTGTTCGCAACCGCGCAGAACAGGCCGAGTTCCGGAGACCAACAGACGTTGCGCCATCCGATGTCGGCCGGGCTCGACCTGGCGGTCCAGTTGATCCCGTCCGGAGAGGTCATCACCCGGTTGCCCGTGCCGGAATAGGCGACGGCGCAGAACAGGCCGAGTTCAGGAGACCAGCAAACGCCGTACCAGTTGTTATCCGAGGCGCTCGCGCGGATCGTCCACAGGACCCCGTCATAGGACGTCATGACGCGATACCCGCTGGTGCCGGACTGCGCCACGGCGCAGAACAGGCTGAGCTCCGGCGACCAGCACACGGCAAACCAGCCATTGCCGGCCGCGCTCGCCCGGACGGTCCAGTTTATCCCGTCCGGAGAGGTCATGACGCGGTTGCTGGTGCCGGCCGAAGCGACGGCGCAGAATAGACCTAGCTGCGGCGACCAACAGACGCTGCGCCAGTCGTTGTCGGCCGCGCTCGTCCGGACAGTCCAGTTGATCCCGTCCGGAGATGTCATGACGCGGTTGCCGATTCCGGTCGCGGCGACGGCGCAGAATAGACCGAGCTGTGGCGACCAACAGACGCTGCGCCAGTCGTTGTCGGCCGCGCTCGTCCGGCTGGTCCACGTGATCCCGTCGGGGGATGTCATGACGCGGTTGCCGGTGCCGGATGCGGCCACCGCGCAGAACAGGCCGAGCTGCGGCGACCAGCACAGGCCGTACCAGTTGTTGTCCGCTGCGCTCGTGCTCGCGAGCCACGCCGCGCCGGTTACATGCTTGCGCAGGACCACGTTCGGCACTTTGGGCGGCGGTGGCACGATGACGGCGGCGGCCGTCGCAAACGCCGCCATGAAGTCCTCGTCGGCCGCCAGCGCCGGGATGTTGCTGATCAGGACGCCGGGCAGGAGTGCCGCGCCCTTGATACCGATATAGGCGGTGATCACGTCGCGCAGCAGATAGGGCGTACGCGGGTCGGCATCCTCGAAGACCACGCCGGGAATGGTGAGCAGCGCGCGGAAATTGGCGACGAGCTGGTTCCACGCCTCCGGCCCGAGCCGGGTCGAATCTTCGTATGTGGTGCCAGCGCGCGCCCAGGAATGGCCGTCCTGATGCACGGCCTCGTATCCGGCCGGAGGGTCGAGGCGTTTGACCATGTCGGTCACGCCGAAGAAATCGGTTGCGGGCATGGTGCCGCTCCTATGCCGGGATGTACCATTCGGCCACGACCAGCCCGTGGCCGGCCATGGTCGCGACCCCGACGCCCGACTGATAGTCCGGGTCGTAGGGGTTCGGCGGCGAGACGCCGGCCGTCGAGGCGAGGATCTGCGCGGCGACCGCGTCGGCATGCACGAACCCCGTGCCGCCCTTGCCGGCGCCGCTCGTCTCGCCGCCAGTCGGGTTGATCCAAGCAATCGCCGCGTCGGACCCGCCGAAATAGCCGCCGCCGCCGCCGCCGTCGTTCGTGTCGACGCCGGCGCCGCCCTGCATGGTGCCTTCGCCGCCGGCGCCGACCGCGTTGCCATAGCCGCCGTTGGAATGCGGTTGCCCCGGCCGCGAGCGGTAGACCGAGCCGCCGCCGCCGCCCGCGATCGCCATGGCGCGGGTCGCCGCCTCGCCGGCCGCGATGGCGCCCGAGCCTGCGAAGATGCCGCTAAGGCCGCCACCCGGCCAGCCGCTGTCCGATCCGCCGACCTGCGTGGTGCCGCCGAAGCCGTAGGCGGCGCCGGTGTCCTGGTCGTTGATCAGCGAATAGGCGATGCCCTGCCCGAGCCCGCCCTGCCCGACCATGATCTTCAGCGCATCCCCGGCCTCGATCGGCCCGTCGGCGAGGTTGAACTCGGCCAGCGTGAAGCCGCCCGCCGAGCCGTTCGGATCGCCGGACCAGATGCCGCCGGCCGCGCCCCAGATCTTGAACTTGAGCATGAGGGCGCCCGCCGGAACGACGAAGTCCTGGTCGGCGCCGGTGTAGACGAAGGCCTGTTTGAAATTGTACGGCGTCGGCCCGCCGGGCGTCGGCGTCGTGCCGGTCTGCTGCGCGATCAGGATCTTGATGGCCTGGAGAAGCTGCGTCAGGTCGTTCTTTGACGGCACAATGTTCGCCGCCTCGATCACCGCGAGGATCTCGCGCATCGGATGCTCGGCCGACTCCGCCGGCGGATAGCTCCCCACGATGGCCGCCGCCGCGTTGCCGTTCAGATAGGGCGGGCGAGGCACAGCCTCGGTCGCCGGATTGTTGAGCGGCGGGTAATAATCCATGGAATGTCTCCGGGTCAGGAATAGTCGAAAACCGGCATCGTCCAGGCCGGCGCGACGCGACGAAAGACGCATTCGAGGTCGGCGGCCGTTCGAAAATCGAGATAGCGGTCGAGACCGTATTGCGACGCGCCGAACTCGAAATGCTCCAGCGCGACACCTTCGACCGTGACGACGAAATGAAACTGGATGGCATTGCCGGGAAGCGTCCCGCCGATCATCTGGTCGGTGCCGCCAAAGGCCGAACCCCCGAAGGAGAAGGGCTTCGGTTCCTTGATCGAGATCGTGTAGCCGAGCGTCGCGGCGAGCGCGACGAAGTCGGCCGGCGTGACCGTTCCGCGGTGCCGCACCTTGGCGACCGCGGCGCGGCGGCGCAGCGCCGTCGTCATGTCCTCGTCGAGGCACGGGTCGGGCAAGCCGAGGTCGTGCTCCCATTCGGCGAGCGAATCGACAAGCGTGACCGCCGTCGATTCGAGCGTGATGCCTGCGAGCTTGCGATAGGTCGCCGCGAGCGCGCCCGTCAGCGACCGCAGGAAGCCGCCGAGCAGCGACTTTTCCTCGAAGGCCGCGCCGTCCGGCGTGCGCCAGGCGGCGCCCTGCGGCAGCATGACGTAGAGCGACGCCACCAGGTCCGCCGGCGCCGGGTCCGAAAGCGCGTCCTCAACCCCCGGCCGGGGCGGGTCCGGCCACTCTGTCGGGCGCAAATGAACGAGCGCCGTCCGGTCCTCGCCGGGCGCCGTCGCGTAGCGGTCAGACATAGGTGATCGTCCCGAGCACGGGGATCGACCCGTCCGCAAGCGTGATGTCGGCCGCCGGTGCGGTCAGGACGTGACGGTCCTCGCCGAGCGCGGCGGAGATCGCCTCGGCGATCCATGATCGCGAGAACGTCGCCGGCGAGACCGCGACGCCGGGGCGTGCGCGGGCGGCAAACATCGCTTCGAGCGAGGCGCGGATCGCCGCGCGCACGGTCTCGGTATCGGCGGCGAGCCCGGAGATCGTGACGGCGACCGGATAGGCCACCGGCGCCAGCACTTCGAGTTCGGCGCGGATCATGCGGCGCACCTCGATCGCGTCCTTCACCGCCGCGACGTCGGCCTCGTTGGGAATGCCGTTGACGCGCCCCTCGAACAGGAACCAGACGCCGATCGTGCCCGGTCCGTAGGCGAAGCGGTGCGCCCATGCTTTCGTGACGCCGGGCACGGCGCGCGCGAACTGTTCATAATCGCTTTCCGCCCCACCCTGCGGCGGACGGCGACGGCGGTCGAGCACGCGGGCGCGCAGGCTTTCGATCGTTTCCAGGTCGGCGCCGCCGCCGAGACCGTCCTCGCCGACCGTCGCCGTGGCGCCCAGGGTCGGATAGAGCGCCGGGTCGGCGAGCTGCATGGTCTCGCCGGCGCCGCGGTTCGAAGCGATGCCGCGCGCGTCGGAATGCACGAGGAAGACGATGTCGCCGGCGCCGTCCGCCCGCGCGTCGCTCGACGCGATGAAGCGGGCGCCCGCCGACAGCCATGCGGCGCCGGCCGGATAGATCGTATCCGGCGTTCCCGTCGTGGCGATCGTGCCTGTCGCGCGCGATGCCGACTTGCGCGCCATGCCGAATTCGTAGGCATGGCGCAGGACGTGTTCCTCGTCGGCGGTCGAGACGAAGATCTGGCGGTAGATGTAGCGCGCGCGAAGGTCGACCTCGTGGATCGCCGCGGCGAAGACCTTGGCGAAAATCGAAAGATTGTTCGGCCAGACGTTGGCATCCGTTCCCGGCATCTCGCGGCGCATGTCGCCGCGGATTGCCTTCGAGATCGCGTCGAGCGTGCGGACCGTGAAACTCATGCGCCCAAACCTTCCCAAAGCACCCGATAGCGCGGCGCCACGATCACGCTTCCGTCGCGATCGGTCAGCGTGATCGCCAGTTCCAGCCGGTTGCGCGCCGGGTCGGCCATGGCAGTCGCCGTCGCCTTTGCCGCCGCGCCCTGGTCGATCAGCGGCTGCAATGCCGCGACCGCGTAATCCTCGGCCAGCCGCGGCACCTCGACCGCGTCGACCGTGCGGCGCATGAGCAGCCACAGGCGCGAGCCGATCGGCGCCTCGCCGGCCGCCGCGTCGAGATCGAAGCTGTCGCCGATCCACCCGCGATTGACGTCGCCGTCGCGCAGCTCGTCGGGCGACACGCGGGCGTCCGTCATGAGACAGATCAGGACCGCCGTTTCCAGTGCGGCGCTCGCGCGCAACCCGCCGCGGTTGCCGGCCTCGCCATCGCCGGCCGGGGCCAGGTCCGCCATGACGCCATTCCATAAGAGGTCGGGCGACAGCGTCGGCTCGGGCGCGTCGGTCAAGGGAATGATGCGCACGTCAGGCCCCGTTGTTTCCGTCGCCGTCGACGATCGATCCCGTTGCGGTCATGCTGCCGTTCAACTGCACGTCGCCGTTGATCGTTACCGGCCCGTTGATCGTCCACTGCCCGCCGGTCAGCGTGATCTCGCGGTCCTCGAAATTGAAGATGGCGCCATCGGCATAGAGCCGGATCAGATTGCCGTGCGCGTCGTACAACGCGCCGTCGCCGGCCTCGATCGCCGGGCGCAGCGACGGGTCGGTCGCGGCCATGATCATCGCCTGCTCGCGCCGCCCGCCCGGCGCCATCATGGTCCCGACGGCGCCCTTCATCGGGTGGCTGGCGAAGCCGTGCGGTTCGTACCAGGGCAGGTCGACGAAGCGCTCGCCGGCCATGCCCCGACCGGTGACCAGGAGTTGCCCTGCCTCGAAGCGCGCGCTTTCGACCTCGACGCGGATGAACTGGTTCGAATAACCGGCCATGTCAGTAATCCACGCCGACGACGCCGGACGGCTCCGGTGCCTGCCACACGGGATCGGATGCCTCGCCGGGTTGCCCGGCCGTTCCTGACGTCCCGCCCGATCCGGCCTCTCCGTTCAATGCCGCCGGGTCGACGAGGGACAGCGTCGCGCGCGTCCCCGGTCCGCCGGCATCGATCGATTGCGTCAGCGTGACGGTCTCGATCGCCATGTCCTGGCTGACATAGATGCGGGGATCGTGGATGCCGACCAGGAAATGCGGCTCGAAGATCCGGCCTCCGGCATCCCGCCATCCGGCCACGACGATCGATGCCTTGCGGGAGTAGCCGGCGGACCGCTTCACCGCCCTCTCGGCTCTTTCCTTCAGCTTGCCGGAATCCGTCTCGCTTTCGTGGACGATGATGCGCGCACGCTTGCGCCCCACGCCGGCATCCTTCGCTCTTGCTTCTATGCGCAGCGCCGTCTCGCCGAAGCCTCGCGAAGACTGGCCGCGCACGATCACCTCGTCGTGCCTGCCCTGCTCGCTTAGCGTCGCGCTGGCGGAAACGATGTTGCCGCCGTCACCGATCGCCAGGATGCCGGCATGGCGCCCGCGAGGCTTCTTCGCGATCCGCAGTTCGCCCTCGGGCGTGTCATAGATCAGCGCGCCATGCGAACGCGCCAGCCGATCGATATGGGCGAAGAGACTTTCCCCCGTGTTCACGAAGCGCGCCTTTTCCTTCGGGAAACTCTCGTCGGCGGCAATGCCGACGCCGGCCGTGTCGAACTCGCGCGCGATCTCGATCAGATCCTTGTCCTCGGCGAACCCCGACGGATGGTCGATCGAGGCCTCGACCGCGTCGATCGCCCGCGACGCGATGCTTACGGTTATCTTGTGACTTTGCTCGTCGTGCGACGGTCCGATCTCCCGGACATATCCGGTCAGGACAAGATCGCCCGTCGCCTCGATCGTGCATTCCTCGCCCGGCATCAGCGGGAAGCGGCCGGCGAAATCCGAGATCGTCATCGTCGCCGTGCGCGCCGCTGCGTTGACCGACAGCGAAATGGAGATGTCGGAAAAGCCGGACACGCGGCGGCCGCCGACGGTAACGACGATGGTTTCCAGCGGATCACGCATAGGGCGACAGCGCCTCGATCGTCGCCGGCATGAAGACGGGCGTCGCGACCCTGTTGCGCTCGACGAGTTCGCCGGCGCGCGTGGCGTCGCCGTAAAGCCGATGCGCGAGCACGGTCGAGGGCATCGATATCCCCGCCTCGACGCGCACGACCGGCGCCCTGTCGGCGGCGGCGCGCGACAGGGCAAGCGCCGCCTCGCCGGTGATCTCCGAGATCCACCCGAACGCCTCGCCGGAAAACGCGCCGGCCGTCTCGACGACCGGCGCCACGGTCGCCGCGAACCGCTCGCGCGCCTTCATGGCATCGCGCCGGGACGCATAGTCCACCCGCACGATCGCCACGGCGAGCGCGGCGGCCATCGTCAGCCGTTCGGCCGCGTCGCCCTCGGTGTCCGGCGCCGTAAGCGCGGCCTCGGCGAGCGCGGCGACGCCGGCGGCCGATCCGCGTTGCGCCAGGACCCGCCACGCCTCGACGAGGCTCGCCGTCGATCCCGTTTCCGCAAGCGCCGTCTGCGCCGCCAGCCATGCCGCGTTCGCCGCCATCCCGACGGCGCCGGCGATACCGGCGATCCGGGTCAGGGCACCCGCTGCCGCCATGGCGGTTTGCGCGGCCAGCAAGACGGCGCCAGTCGTCATGCGCGCCGCGAGCGCACCGGCGGCGAAGGAGGGCAGGAAGGGGACGGCGGCGAGGCCTTCCTCGACGAAGCCGACGTCGAAGCGGACAATCCCGGCGCGGTCCTTCAGGCGGACGAGCGCCCACCCCTCGACGCGGGCGCGCACGGCGCCGCGCATCGGAAGCACGAGCGTTCCCGGCCCCTTGAGTTCGAAGGCCGCGGCGAGCGCCAGGGCGGCGAGGTCGGCGGCGTCGCCGACGACATAGGCGGCGACGTTGAACCGCGACGGATCGCGGCCCATGTCCTCGATCACGCTCGTCTCGGCATAGGCGATCGGCGAGATCGAAAGACGGCGCGCGCCGGAAACGTCCTCGGCGTCGACCCGGAACGGAACGCCCCGGAAGGACGCCGGACGGAAAGCGGAAAGCCAGTCGCGCATGTCAGAGATCGTCCGGGCTTGTGATGGATTGCCCGGTGTTGCCGGGGAAGGCGCGCGGTGCGCGAACGTTGCGATTGAAGGCGGAAGCCGCCGCCTCACCGATCGCGTTGCCCACCGTCGCGGCTTCGGACTTCAGTTTTTGCGTCGCGGTATCGGCCATCTGGCCGCCGCTGTCGGCGATCTTCGAGGCCGCCCTTTCGCTGCCCTCGGATAGCGCCGCGTCGATCGCGTCGGCGACGCCGTTCGGGTCCGACCGAAGCGCCTTCATCGAATCGCGCTCGGCGTCGCGCGGCGTCGCCCCGGCCGCGAAATGAGCAGCACGGCCGGGCGAGTAAGGCCGCGCCGCCGCCTGGCGTGCGATCTCCTGATCGAAATTGGCAGCACTCGGCCGCGAAAGGGGAACGGGTCCGACGGACGGGAGCCCGCCGGGACCGCGCGGCAACGCCGGCGTGACCAGGGGTCCGGACGCGCCCGCCGCGCGCGACTCGGCATAGGCGCCATATTCGTCGATCGCCCGGCGCTGGTCCGCGGTGCGAAGCCCGCCCACCCACGCCATGGAATCCTTTGCCGATCGGTCGTTGCGGATGCCCCATATGCTGCGGTCGACGAAGCCGTTGACGCCCTTTTTTTCGAGCCCGGAATTGACGGCGGTCGCATAGTCGAAGCTGTCGGCGACGTCGCTCATGGCATCGGCGGCGCCCGCCTTAACGAGCCCCTTGCCGACCGACTGTTTCAGCTTCGTCCAGGCGTTGCCCAGCTTGTCGAACGAACCCTGTGCGTCGTCGGAGAGGCGGATCAGATCCTTGCGCACGGTTCCCGCGGCATTGCCCAGCTCGTTCATAAAGCCGGTGAATTCCTGCGTGTTGTTCATGAGTGCGCGCATGCCGATCAGCATCTGCTTATCGGTAAAGAGTTGCGGCAGCTTCGAGAGGTCGCCTTTCACCGCCTTGTTGGACAGACGGATGAAGGCTTCGAGCGTGTCCTCGCCTTCCTTCCTGGCGCTCGCCATTTCCTTGCGCAGGTCGACGCCGAATTTCTTGAAATTGTTCGTGATCGTCTCGGACTGCATTTTCGTCAGGACATCCATGAACGACGTCGCCGCCTCGCTCGACGAGCCGGTCTCGAGTCGCACGGTCTGGAGCGACGCGACCAGGCGCTTCAGGCCGGCCTCGCCCTCGTATCCGAGCGCGGCGAAGGCCGGCGCCAGAGACGGCAGTTCGGACGCCATGTCCTTCAGCTCGAACTTTCCCGCCTTGCCGCCCTTGGCGATGATGTCGAAGGCATTCTGCATGCCGCCGGTTGCGATCTTGAGCGACGAGCCGATCGCGTCGGCCGTCGTCGCCATGTCGCCGAAGGCGGCGTCGGCGGCGTGCGCGGTGCCGGCGACGGACGGCAGGAAGGCGAGCGCCTCGTCGAGGCTCTTGCCGGATGCGACGAGGCTTTCCAGCCCCTCGATCACATTGTCGACCGGGACTTCGAGATCGTTGGCGATCTGCCGCACCCGGTCGAGCGCGGCGGTCGTCTGTTCGGCCGATGCGTCGGCCGTGATGCCGATCCGTTCCATGCGGCGTTCGATGTCGGCGAAGGCCTTGGCCGACATCACGCCGCCGGCGACGAGCGCCGCGGGCGCCGCGTAGCGCATCAGGGTCGCATGCATCTCGCGGGCACCGCGGCCGATCAGCGCCTGCGAGCGGTTGAAGGCCTTGGCCCTGCGGTCGACCGCGTCGAGATTGCCCGAAAGCCGGCGAAAGGCATCCATGCTGCCGAGCTTCGACGACAGGCGAAGGATCGCCTCGATCGTGCGGTTAGCCATGCGGTTTGCGTTCCCATGCCGCGGCGCGCGCGGCGTATGTCACGATCTGCCCGAAGGTCAGGCGCCCGACGTCTTCGAAGCTTTTGCCGTACCGCCAGAGGAGCCGGTCTGCGTCGGCCTCGAAGGTCGGGCTTCGGAGAAAAAATCCTTGATCGCCTCGTGAACCGCGATCGTATCGACCAGGTCTAGGATCGCAAGATGCGCCGCCGAGGCCGGTTCCTGGACGCACCTTTCCGCATACTTCGCCACGACATCGGGATATCGCACGAGCATGAAGCGCCGCGGTTCGCCGTCCGCCGTCTCGATCGGCTGCCATTCCTCGATATCGCCGAGATCGACGAAGTCGTTCCACCGCGGAACCCGGAATGCCAGATCCGAGAACGGGCGCCCGAGTTCGGTATAGGTCCGCGACAGTTTTATGTTCTTCGCGGTCACGGTCAGCCGAGCTTTCGATAGGCTTCGGCCATGATGCCGACGCCGGTGACCTCGCCGTTCACCCGGTTCGACGCCACCTCGCCGGTGTAGAACGCTTCGGTGTAAAGATGCTGAACGCCGGTGAATTCCTCGCTGATCGTCATGTCGCGGCGCTGGTCCCCCATGAGAGAGGCAAGATCGATGTTCTTGTCGGCGAAGACGATCTCGGCGCGCGGCGAAACCGGCGTCGCGACCCGGTCGGCCGAACCGTCCTGGTTCGTCACGCCCTCGATCGAGAACCGGCCGGGATAGACGGTGAAGGTGCCGCGCAGCGACACGTTGCGGCCCGAACTGTCGCGAAACGTCATCGTCCCGCCGAAATCTTTGCCGGCCATCGTGAAAACTCCCTTGCGGTCATGTGGAGGGATGAAGGAGGGCGGAGCGTTCTAGAACGCGCCGCAGGGAAGGCCGGGCGGGCGACGGCACGCCCCGGTCGGATGGTGCGTCGTCGCTCTAGCGGAAGCGGCTGTACACCGCGGCGTTCGCGGCGATGATGTCGAGCGGCTTCACCATTTCGAGCGGCGCCATGATGTCGACCCGGTTCGGATTGTCGGGATTGCGCTCGACGGTGATGATCTCGGCCGCCCGCACGGCATTCCCTAAGACGCCAGTGCGCACCATGCGTTCATAAGAATGCATGAAGGTCGCCTTGATGTCCTTCACGGTCGAGATTGCCGCGAGGTTTGCCGGGTTGTCGTCGGCGATCGACTTCTGGCCGTGTTCGACGGTCAGGTCGGTGCGGAACCGCCGAAGGGCATAGACGAGCTGGCCCATGGTTTGGATGTCCCGGAAGGTCGTATCCGGGACATCGTTGAATGTCCTCGCCGTGGTGATGATCTTGTCGATCACGACGTCGCCGCCGGTATTCACCTTCCACGTCGACAGCCCCGAACCGAGGAACGCGTCGCGGGTCGCATAGTCCGGCCAGCCGGTGCGGTCGAGGGGAGGATCGATGCCTTCGACGACAAGCCCTGTCTGGTTGCGAGCCACGTTGCCGGTCGCGCCGTCGGACAGCCACGGCACGATGCGCGCGGCGAAGGCGGCCGCCCATTGCCAGGTCGGATGCGGCGCATTGGCGGCCTTGATCGTCGGGATGATCGTCAGGTGTCGATCGTCCTTCGCCAGCCCGTGCGACGTCAGGTTGGCGATGGAATCGGCGAGCGGATAGAAGACGTGTCCATAGATCTGCCGGTTCCAAGCCCAGCGACCGGAAACGTCCGACAGCAGTGCCGAATACCGGCCGATGTTCGTCGCATCCGAAAACGGCGAGACGATCCAGTCGAACTCGGCGTCGCCGAGCGCGGCGATGCCGGTCGACAGGTCGGGCGAACCGCTGCCCGCCGTGGTCGAGCCGACAGCCACCTTGCCGGAAAACACGTTGCCGCCGTCGAGCGTCGGCACCGAAATCACGATGTCCTCCATAAGCACGCCGGCATGGCGCGCGGTCAGGCTGACGACGCCGGCGGTCGACGTCGCCGTGTAGGGAAGCGACGCCTTGGTCGACTGGTCGAAATAGGTGTTGATCGCCGCGGCGATCGCGGTCGCGACGTCGGTGACGGTATCGCCGGTCTCGACCGTGATCTGCAGGACCTGGCCGGCGATCACGAATGCGCCCTGGCCTGCGTCCGGCGCCGGGTTCACGGTCAGCGTGCGAACGCTCGCGGTGCCGGAGGCCGGGACCGCCATGATCCAGATTTCCTGCGCCGGCGCGTTGAGCCGCGCAAGCCGCACCATGTCGTCGAGCATCGATCCGGCGCCCGCCAGCCGGCGGGCTTCCGCCACCGTCGGGCAAGGCGCCGGCACGTTTTCGGCGAGCAGGCCGCCGGAATTCTTGTGGCCGATCAAAAGCAGCCGGGAACGGTTCTCGAACTGCCCGCCGGAATTAACCTCGAACGTGATCAGCGGGGCGACCAGGTTGCCGGGAATGGTGTTGAAAAGCGCCATGGAATTCAGCCTTTCTTGCGGTTGCGTCGGCGGCGGTCCGGCCGCGGTTTCTCGGGCGTCACTTCGACGATGTCCCCGTCCGCCAGCATCCGGGCATAATAGGGTGCCGCGGCGTCGACGTTCGCGCCGTCGGCGGGCATCAGGCTGCCGCGGCTTGGCATGGGGATCGCGGCGGCCGGATCGGCCGGCTTGCATCGCATGCGTTTCATGTGTCCGCCTTCATCCCTATTCCGCGCGGCTCGTCTTTGCCGGCCGCCGTGAAATCGACGCCTTCGAAGGGCGTGCGGGTCGTTCCCGTGAAGTGGCCGGCCAGTACCGCCAGCTTCGCCGCCGCGGCCGAGCCGTCCGGCAGGAGCGCGGCGAGCGCCTTGAGGGGTTCCGGCAGGCCGGCGGCGTCGGTGAACTCGTCGTCTGGCAGCGACAGGTCGAAGCGCATGGTGATGCGCTGCCACCGCGCGCCGAGCTGCGGAATGGCGAAGGTCTCTTCGGTCACCCGTTCGACCTGGCGCACGAAACGGCGGAACAGGTATCCGCGCGGGTCGTCGGTCAGGAGCTTGCGGACCTGCGCGCAAAGCGCCGCGAGAACGAGCCGCGCTTCCCAATCGTCACCGGCCATCGCGTCGGCGAACAATGTTCCATCCTCGTCCCTCGCCGCGACCGCCAGTTCGGCCACGATGTCGAGGGAAGCCCTCGCATCCGTATCGGTCGCGTCGGCGATCGCGCCGCGGGCGGCCGATGCGCTGTCGGGCGTGTAGAGCGACAGGACCGGCGTGAACATTTCGGTCTTGTCGAGGTCGTCGAGGCCGACGCTGCGGCAGTCGAAGACCCGCGCCCTGGCAAGCGTCGGATAGCCGTCGTCGGCGTCGAGCGCGGCCTTCGGGCAAAGGACTTCGAGGGCGGCGAGCCGCGCGGCTTCGGCGGACAGCATCTGCTAGGCCTTGATCGCGGAAAGGCCGAGGATGAAATTGCCGAGATCATCCGGGTCCTTCGATACGATCTCGAACAGTTCGCCGGTCTTCGGCCTCGCCAGGTGATCGCCCTCGGCGATCGCGCCTGAAAACGCCGTCGACCCGAAGATCTCCGGCGACCGGTTCAACATCCGTTCCCCCGTCTGCCCGATCATCGGCTGCGCCCGCTTGCGCGCCTGCAATTCCGTGTCGCGATAGAATGCGACGGTGATGTCGGTCGCCGGCCGGTCGACCGACTGCGTCTTGCGGCCGTGCGGACCGCGCGTGCGGTCCTGCGGCTTGAGGCGCGCGACCTCGCCATGCACCGCGTCGAGCGTGACGCGGGCAATGGCGGCGAGGTCGGCGAAGTTCGTCACGGCAGGCTCTTAGAGCGTGTCGCCGAGGCATAGATATCCGACGACGTCGCCCGACGCGGCGGCGAGGGCAGCGAAGCCAAACAGCGTGTTCGCTGAAGCCGTCTTGTTGAAACCGCTCCCGTCGGCCTTCAGATAGAGCTTGTCGCCGATGGACCATGCGACGCCCGCTTCCTTGACGACTTCATAAACGCCGATACGCGGGATCGCGACGTCCTCGCCCTCGGCCGCGGTCGCCGAAGCGAAGCCGCGCAGCGATCCAATGACGACCGGCTGGCCGGAAACGACGCCGCCGGACGGCGCCGGAACGGTCAGCGAATTGCCGGGCTGAACATAGTTCTTCATGGTCTCGTTTCCTTTTCACGAGAGAGGCGGCAATCCGCCGCGCAATGGAACGGGAAGGGTGGAAGGCTGCCGGGCGGCCCGATGCCGCCCGGCGCCTGTCATGGCGAGAGGACTTACGCGCCGGGGTTCTTGTAACCGCCGCGGAAATCGACGGCGCCGACGCCGAAGTCGTGTTCGACCGTCATGCCGATGCCCTGCGTCCCGAACGGCTCGTCGAGGCGCACGCGCGGCGCCGTGTAGCCGTCGAGATATCCCCACTGATAGGTCGGAACATCTTCCGGGCTCGCGAACAGATACCAGGCATTTCCCGACAACTGACCGGCGACGACGAGATCGAGCGAACTCGCCATCGGGTTGACCTTGGCGGAGTCGTTGGCAACGATCACCGCGAGGTACTGCTGCGCCTCCGTTTCCTTGTCGGGAGAGACCAGCAGGGTCGAGGGCGCGATGTTCAACTGCGCGCCGTCGATGTTTTTCTGCTTTCGCATGGCCGCGCGACCAGCGCCGAGAGAGGCGACGCCGATCGCGGCACCGGCGCCGGCGAGGTTATTGTGATCCGCATGGAACACGACCTGATTGTCGGACAGCCTCGTGTTCGCCGACAGCATCATCGCGTAGAAGGTGATTTCCTCGAACCGGGAAACCGTCCGGCCGTAGCCGCCCATGATCTCGGCGATCGCGCCGAGGCGGTCATTGACCAGCATCTGCCGGGTAACGCGGATGCCCTTGGCGTAGGGGATGACCGCGATCATCTCCTTCGATTCCCCGAAGGTGCCGAACTTGATCTCGCCGGCTTCGGTGAGCTTTTCCAGCATCGGAAACTCGCCGATCCCGACCGCGTAGTGCGGGCGGAAATCCATGAAGTCCCGACGCCGCGAGATGGCGCGATAGGTCTGCGGCGCCAGCGCATAGCGCCGCTCCAGGACGGTGTTGATCGCGCTTCCGAAGATGTTCGGAAAATCGCTCGTGGTATGGAAGGCGCGGGTCAGGAGATCCTCGCGCTCGCGCACCGTGGCAAGCCTGCCGCGATAGCCCATGGCGGCGGCGGCGAACTCCGGAACGTCGACGAAATCCATGAAGCCGCGGGCGACTTCGGACGGACCGGCCTGCGGCACCTCGGCGCCCATGCGATAGGCCATCGCCTCGATCATCGCGGCGCGCCTGGTCTCGGCCTCGTCGCGAACGACGCGACCGGGCGCGGTCCGCTGGCCGGCGGACTGGCCGGCGAGATGGTCGAACGCGCGCTGGCGGAAGGCGTCGACGGTGACGCCCTGGCGCACTGCCTCGCGGATGTCGGCAAGCGCCATGCCCGCGCGTTCGCCAATATCCATGATGTCGACCGCCTGCGCAGTCGTGATCTGGCCGGTGGGAGGCGCGGCGCGGCGGGCAGCGTCGACGTCTTCGGGGTCGGCTCCGGGCGCCCCTTCGGCGGCGATGCGGGCTTCCTCGGTGACGATCTCGCCCTGGACGGTCTCGATCTCGCGCAGGATGGTTTCGTGCTCGGTCTCGATCGCGCGCGCCTGATCTTCGGTCGTGTCGTCACCGATCGATCCGATCTTCTTTTCGGCCTTTTTCTTCAGCCGGTCGAGCCGTCCGCGCAGGGTGACGAGCACCGGGGATGCCTGCACGAGGTCGTGCCAGTTCATGTCGTGGATGTTGAACGACCCGGCGGCGGCGTGCGCGAGGTCGGGCGAAAGGAAGATCAGGCCGGCGCAAAGGGTCAGGGCGACGGTCATGAAAAGAGAATGCTTCTTGAGCATGTTACTTCTCCTGGAGGTTGCGGAATCCGGGGCGTGTTCGATCGACCGTCGCCCTGCGGCCCCGGCGGATCGCAGGCGGTGTTGCTTGAATCTAGCCGATGATGCCGGCCGCGCGGTTGCGCATGCGCATGCGCGCCAGTCGGGCGCCGGCATTCGGCGGCGGCGCGACGAACTCGCACCGGTACTTTTCGAGATCGGCGTGTGACTTGCTGCCGGACCGCAGCCCGGTCTCGGGATCGGCCGGGATCGTGACGAAGGATATTTCGAAGGGTTCCCAGTCTATAACCCGCCAGACCTCCGGCGATTTTGCCTTGTCCACTTCGATCTTGTGGCGCCGGTAGCCGCACGAAAGTTTCGTGATCATCCGGTCGGCGATCTTGCCGAACGTGCGATCGATATCGGGATCGATTCCCTCTTTCGGAAAGCGGATCGTCGCCATTCCCTTCCCGCCTTCGAGCCAAGCGTGCTCGACGACGGCCAGCATGGATGCAAGGCCCGCATAGCGGTTGTGACTATCGAGAACGGGCGCGCCTGCATTCAATGTAGCGAGGCGCACCGCGGCGTCGGAAATGACGAGTTCCTCGACATAGCGCTTTTCAGAGAACCAGTCGTATCGCTCGATCTTGGCACCCGCCGTCCACACGACGTCGATCGTCCGCTTGTCGGCGCGGATTTCGGTGATCGGCGCCTCTCGAAGCGCGAGCGGCAGCTCGCGATCGCGGCTACTCGCCATCTGATGGCTTTGCGCCTGCGACATCGGCTTTTCCTTTCATGGGCCTGCGGGGATCGATGTCGAACGACAGGCCGGCCCCGTCGCGCTGCCCGTCGATGAATTTATAAAAGCTTGCCGTGTCCTCGACGACCTTGCGCCAGTCGCGGCCCCATGCGGCGATGAATTCCTGCGGCGACAAGCGGCCGGCGCGCACCGCCAGGATGTCGGCTTCGAGATCCTTCTTCGGATCGATCGGTTCGATGCCCGGCATGATGAAGTCGAGCGGATAGCCGTCCGACCGAGGACGAAGCCGCCCCGCAATGATGGCTCGATCGATGGCGCGGCGCGTGACAGGCGCCATGAATCGCGGAACGAGGATCGTCCACTGCAACTGCTCGACCAGCCGCCGGAACTCGATCTTGCCGGCGCGCAGCGAGGAATAATTCGCCTGGCTCAAGTCGCCGGTAAGCTGGTCGTAGGTGATGCCGGCGCCGGCGGCCATCGCTTGCAATGCCGACTTGTACACCTCGCCGAACGCCGTCTGCGACGACGGATTGGCAAAGGTGATTTCCCCGTCGCCGATATCGGCGATCATGCCGGGTTCGATGCGCGTGACCTTGTCGCCGTTCTCGCCATCCTTGGTCTGCTTCATCAACGGCGAATGGCCGCTGCTGTTGCGGGTGACGAACCCGGCGAAGGACGCTTCGACCCGCGCCTTGATCAGCGTGGCGTCGATCAGGTCCTGGACTTCCTTCGCGTTGAGCAGGACCGCCGAAAACCACGGCACCCCGCGGACCTGGCCGAAGCGGAGGGGCCGATAGAGATGCGACAGGCTATCCCACGCGACGAGGTTCGAATTGATCGAGTTCAATCGCAGTTCGGCCGGGTGGTCCTCGAACAGCCAAAGCCCCTCGCGGCGGCCCCACGGGCCGAGCTTCACGCCGAGGCGGACCGATCCGTCGGTGACGACGGCATCTCGTCCGGTGTCGATCTGGTCGCCTTCGAGACCCTGCAGGCGGAAGGGTATCGTTCGCCCGGCGGCCTGCATGGTGATGTCGATATGGCGCACGACGCAGTCGCCGCCTTCGACCATGGATCGCACCGCGAGCGCCTGCATGCCCGGCCAGTCGAGCACGCCCTCGACGTCGGCCGCATCCGACCATTCTTCGAGAACGAGCTTCGCGGCCTTGTCGGCGCGGTCGCTGCCGGTGTTCGGCACCGCCATGATGCCGGTTCCGACCGCATGCCCGACGAGCACGTCGAGCATGCGACCGCCGGCCCAGGAGTCGCGCACGAACTCGCGGCTTCGGTCGCGCAGCCTCGACAGCGACTGGCCGATCTCGCCGTTCGCCGATGTCGGGCGACCCGTCCACGATTTCGACCGGCGGCCCCGCCCGGCGGCGGCATAGGTGCGCTCGGCATAAGTGTCGATCGCATGCCGCGCCGCGGCGCGCTGCGCGCCCCACGTCGGCGCGACGCTCGCGATCAGACGGTCGAGAACATTCATCAGTTCCCGCTTTCGTATTCGGTGAACATCACGCCGGGACGCCGCGCCTCGTCGAGTTCGGAGGCGATCAGGTTGCGCGCGCGCAGCATGTCGCCGGTCGACTGATACTCGACCTCGTGCGTCTGGAACCGGACGCGCCTGGCGCCGGACGCGATCGCTTTCTCGATCGCGTCGAGGTCGGTTTGCGTCCAAGCCATTAGAAGCCGTCCTCGTCCTCGAAGTGAGAATGCCGCACCGCGCGCCATCCGTAGGTGTCGTCATCGCCCGCGGCATCGTCCGCGGCGTCGTCGTCGGCCGCGGGTCGCGGCGGCGGTTCGTTCGCCCGCGGCTTTTGCACCGCGAGCGGCGCGACCGCGAAAAGGTCGGGATGCTTCACGATCTCAGGCGCGCACCTCTCCGATGCGAGCGCCGCCCATTCGTCCGCCGTCATCCGCGACAGGCCGAGATAGTCGGCAAGCGCGTCATTGTAGATCGTGCAATCGAGGAAGTGGTTTTCCTCGCCCGCGCGCACCTTCCAGATCCGCCGCGTCCGGCCGCGAAAATTTTCTGTCGCCAGGTATTCCGACGTGACCTGGCGGAAGTAGCTCTCGTCGAGCCATGTGCCGAAATGGCAATAGCCCGTCGGATCGGCTTCCTTGCCGGCCTTGATCCCGTCCTTGCGCAGGTCGTCGTAATGCGCGCCCTTCAGCGGCCACGTCCCGACCGGCCAGAGCTGCACGCCCTTTCGGATGCGCTTGCCGCCGAAGTCGATATCCTGAAGCGTCGGCATGCCGAGCGCGGGCTTCGACCATCCGTCGCGACCGTCGAGCGCAAAGGCACCCGTGCGGTTCCGGCACCACGTATAGACGACATGGCTGCGAAACCCGGAATCGACCCCGAACCCGTCGACCCGCCGCGTGCTGCCATAGGCGTCCGGCCATTCCCGGTCGTGAACCTTCGCCAGTTCGAGAAAGGCGCCGCCATGCGGATCGGTCGTGTCACCGCCGATCACGCCGGCGTCGACGATCCATTTCTGCCGGTCCGGACCGTAAGCCTTCACCTCCCAGTAAATGCCGTTCATCTGGACGTCGGCGGCGCCGGTCAGGATCAGGCCGAGCGGCGGAATATGGCCGCGGATCAGGTCGTGCTCGCGCCGCTCCATCAGCTTGACGTGGTCGGGCGCGTCGCCCCGCACTTCATAGGGCAGGCCGAGCCAAAGATTATAGAACGCCTTGAGCTTCAGCGGATTGCCGGCGGCCTCGACGAACTTGCGCGCGACCTCGTTCCAGGGAACGAGCGGCGAAGACATGGCGCAAAAGTGGAAACTCTTGCGCTTCCCATGTCCGGGCGCCGTCGCGATGTATCGGCCCGTCCGATAGACCGCGTTCTTCTCGTGCCCTTCGATGATCGTGCCGCAGCACGGCGTCACGTAATGCGCCAGATAGGGCGGCGCCTCGTCGAACCGGAAATGCGTCCGGTCGAACTCGAAGACGAAGCGGTCGCCGCATCCGGGACATCCGACGTGCCACCGGCGCTGGTCGCCGGCGAGATAGTCAGCCTCGATCTTCGACGAGCCCTTGACCGTCGGCGTCGAGATTTTCAGCCGTTTCCAGTCGGCCGAATTCAGGAACGAGATCTGGCGCGCCTCGACCATCTCGATCGGGTCGCCCTGGCCATCGAGATCGTCGGGATATTCGTCGATCTCGTCGAGGAAGGCTTTCTTGATCGTCTTCGACCGAAGGTCCGCCGCCGAGCTGGCGATCGCCAGCGTCAGAGACCCGCCGGCGAATTGCTTCGACGTCGCGGTCGATCCTTCCGCCGACCGCGACGTGATCCCCCGGACCTTTCGCGCCAGGACCGGCGAGGCCTCGATCGCCGGTTGCAGCTTCTCCTTGTTAAAGTCGGACAGCGCCCCGGACGTCGGCTGCACGATCATCATGCGGCACGGATCGCGGTCGATCGAGTGCCCGGCCAGGATGATCAGCCCGGTCGTGAAGCCGGTTTGCGCCGACTTCATCACCGTGATCTCGTTGTCCGGTTCGTCCGGCCCGAGCGCGTCGACGATGTCGACCATGTGAAGCGCGAGGTCCGGCGACCAGTAATCGTTCGCGTGCGGCCCGTCCGGAAGGACCAGGTTCTTCGCCGCCCATGCCGACGGCGACATCGGCGCCGGAGGCGTCGCGGCGCTCGCGATCGCGGCGGCGAGAACCGCCATCGCCGATCGGGAATGCGTGACCTTCATTCGACTTCCGTCTCGATCGGGCCGGCCCGTTCGGCGGCGGTTCCGCGTGCGGCGATCTCGCCGAGCGATGCCGCGACCTGCTCGCGAAACCGCGTCCCGATCTGTTTCAGCACCCGCCGCGCGCCGGCCGTGCCCTCCTTCGAGACGGCCGTCGCGATCTCGTCGGCGTAGCGGATCAGTCCGTCGGCATCGCGGGCGATCGCGATGCCGATCGCCACTGCCGCCGCCTCGATCCCGTGCTCGCCCCGGATCGGCAGGATCTGGCCCTGCCGTTCGGCGAGGTCGAGCGCCTTGAGCCGCGCCTCGTATTGCGCACGCTCGGTCTGCGCGTCGCGCATCGGCCCCGAGCCGCCGGATGACGGCTTGTCGGCCTGGCGGGTCCGCCGCGTCTCGGCGGCCTGCTCCTTCACCGCGTCGCCGGTCTCGCCGATCGCCCGGTCGAAGGATGCGAGTTCGACCTCCTTCGACGCGCCGTTCGTGCGGGTCGCGATCAGGCCGTCGGCTTCGAGTTTCTTGACGCGCTTCGAGATCGCGGCGCGGCTGACGTTGCGCCGGCGCGCCAGGTCCGCGCACGTCACCCAAACGCCGCCGGCGCCGGCATCGTTCGGGATCATGCGGTCGGAACTCCAGGAGAAAGGCGCCGCCGGCTGGGGTCGCCCCGACGACGCAAGAGATGCGGCCCGGCGCTGCGGATCGCGCCGCGACCGGGTGTAAACCGTTAACCGCCGCGCAAGGTGTCAACCCTGTTAACCCAGGATTTCGGCAGCCTCGCTAGCGATATTCCGGGGTCGCCCCGGCCCGTGTGGTGGGAGGGGCCGGGAAGGACCCGCGACCCCTCGCGTGCCCTCGCCCGCCCTCGACCCTCGACGCTCGCCCGTCACTTCGGAAGGAGGCGGCCGATCTCGTGAAGGACGCGCGGCGCCAAGGCCTCCTCGATCACCTCGGCGATCAGTTCGAGATAGACCTGATCGTTGTTCGTGATGTCGTGCGCAGGGTTCGGCCCGAACAGTTCGCGGATCGGCAACCGTGCCGCGCCCTGGCGCATCATCACCCCGACGTGCCCGGATTTCATGCCGGCGATGAAGGCCGACCGATACGACCCGCGCAGCCTGACGCGCACGCCTTTCGACGTCTGCGTCGCGCCGAGCTTGTGGAGCGGTATCCAGCCCGAGCGCACCACGACCTCGGACGTGTTGCCGCCCGCGTTGAACCGCGCGGTCGTCAGTTCGCGGATCACCTTCTGCGACAGCTTCAGGCGCGGCGCGGCGCGGCGGATATAGCGCGTGCGCGCCATCTGCGTGACGCGCCGTCCCGCCCTGGCGAAGGCCTTCGCCTTGATTTCGTCGGGCAGCTTGCGGATCGCCCGCGACAGCGCGAGATACTCGGCGGCATCGGCGATGATCATGAACGATCAAGCCTTATACGGCGACCGATCTTCAGACCGACCACGCGAGGCGAACCGCATGGCATCCCTTCCTCATCCGTCGGAAAGTCGAACATCCCCCACAAGGTCAAACCAAATGGCGCGAGCGCCATGTTCAGCCACGGCGCACCGTGCATGTACAGTGCCGTAAGCATGCGATCCTCCCGCCGATGCCTGACTCTTGCCAAAAGAAAACCCGCCGGGCCGTTTGGCCGGGCGGGTCGCCTTTTTTCCGTGGCAAGATATGCGCCAAATCCCGGTCGCCCGTCAAGCGGTTTTCGCGGCCTTTTTGCGCGCCCGCTTCGGCGTTGATTTCGTTACCATATCCGCCGCCGCGAGCTGCGCGCGCAGGGCGGACAGATCGGGCAGGATTTTCGGCATCCGTCCGCCTTCCGCCATCCTGGCCGAATCGCCCGACCATGGCTGCACCGGCCAGTCGATCGGCACGAGGTCGATCGTGCCGAGCCTGTCGTCGAGATCGTCGAACAGCATGAACATCGCGGCGGCGAAGATCTCGTATTCGGCCCGCGCCACAATGACCGGCACGGGGTCGGGATCGAGGTACGGCTTGCGATAGGCGCCAGAGACCGGCCGGCGCAGCCTCGCCGACCATCCGTCCGCCTCGACGGTCACGACGTCGACGCGGTCGCTTCCGTCGGCTTCCTCGCCGATCACCATGCGCGTCTCGCGCCGCACGAACCATTTCGGCGCGCCGTTGGCATGCGCCTCGAACTTCGTTTCCGGCGTTTCGTAAAGTCGCCAGTCGGGCACCGTGCCGAGGATCGCGTGCCGCACGACGAGTAGGTCAGGCCGGGTGCGGAAGCGCAGGCCGTCCTCGCCGGGCTCGGTCGCCTTTTCGAGCGCCTCGCCGACCGCGCGCGCGCCGAGCCCGGCATCGATCACCGCGATCTCGGGCATCGGATGCCAGTCCTGCGGCACGTCGACGACGCATTCGGCCAGCCGCTCGACCGCATGCGCGATCTCCAGCGCGTCCGGGTGCGGCCATCCGGCCTGGTCGAAGGGAATGCAGCCGAAACGGTTCGGCTGGCGGTCGACGACCGTGCCAAGCGACCCGAAGGCGAGGATCGAGTTCCACGCATTGCCAGCCCGCAGGGCGGCACCCGCGGCGCCAAAGTCGGCCGGCATCTTCGGCAATTCGTCGCCCCACGCCCATTGCAGCGCGGTCGAGACCGTCATTTTCCGTCGCGTCCGGCCGCTTGCGTCCCTAGCGACCCTCTTTTCAGCCCTTGCGTCCCTGACATCCATTGATCTAACCCTCTGTTTTCATTCAAATTTCGATCAAGAGAGGGACGATAGGGACGATAGGGACGATAAGTCCCGTGTAACATCACGAGGCTTGCCGGATTTTTTTCATGCGCCGCCGCGCATGGCAAAAAGGTCGCCGATCTGCCGCCCTATCGTCCTTCCGTCCCTATTTCAGTCGCCATCGCTTGATTTCGTTGGATTTTTTCGCCCCCACACCCCGTTTCCTTCCGTCCCCGAGCCGGATCGTTCCGTCCCTACCGACCCTGTTTCCGTATCAGGGTCCCTTTCCGCTTCGCTGCTGATCTTGGAAGGGGATAAGGGCTCGGGTGCGGCAAAGGCCGCGCCGCCGAGGATGTCGTCGAGTTCCCCTGCGGCCTCGACGTCCTCGGGCGGCCATCCGGCATCGCGTAGGGCGTCGCGAAGACCAATCGTCCGTGGCGGGGACGCGTGGACGCCCGGAAGCGTCGTCAGCTCGCGCCATGTCGGCGGAGAGGCAGTATCGCCGGTCAGGAAGGCGGCCATACGCTTGGCCGCGCGCGCTGGCCAGCCAAGGTCGCGCAGCCAGTCGGCGGTCGTTTCGAGATTTCGGCCACGGAACAGTTTCATGATGACGTTTCCTTGCAATGGGCGTCGCGATGATGCGGAATAACCGGACCAAAGCGGAGGAATGTCAAATGCGATGGATGCTGCTCGCCGCCGCGCTGCTCGCGGGTGCCGGGGTCGCGCGGGCCGATACACCGACCGAAGCGCAGGCCAACGTCATCAAGCACGTCGGCAATGCGGCGGTCCTGGCGGAGCGATGCGGCCGGGCGGAGGTCGACATGGTCTTCGTCACCGGCATGATGGTCTATCACGACATGCCGGTGACCGCGTTCTCGCCGGGCGGTCCGTTCGAGGCGGCGATGCGCCAGAGTTTCGAGAGGGCGCGCGGCGAGATCGGCGACATGAGCGCCGATGCCGCCTGCGCGACGGCCATGTTCCTGTTCGGCCCGCAAGGCGCCAACGTGCCGGGATTGATGAAGGCGGACCGGTAGCGTCATTTCCCGGTCGCCTCCATGGCCGCGAGCGCGCGGCGCAGCTCGTCGGCCTTGGCGATGGTCTCGCGCGAGATCAGACCGCCATTGCCGCCCATGAAGCCGGTCGGCAGGGCGATGCCGTTGACGTCGAACGAGATCGCGTCGACGACCGCTTTCGCCGCCCTGCAAAGCCGTTCGGTCTCGGTCATCGGCGGTCCCTGCGATCGGAGGTGCGGAGACTCGCGCGAACATCCGCCATGAAGTCGGCCCACTCCCACATTTGCGAAACGGTGTGGCCGTCCTCGGAAATGCGGCGGCGGAATGGTCCTGGATCGCCCCGGCTAAATCTGTCGCGGTCTTCGGCCGTGTGAAACCCGGTAAGGCCATCTTCGGGCTCGTCGCGATCCCACCATACCCACGGGAGTTTGTCTTGCTGGATCGTCATCCCTTCTCCTTCCGTCGCATGTGATACTCCGCCGCCAGGTCGTGCCAGATGCGGCCCCGGATGCGTTCGGTCTCGCGCTCGACCGTCGGGCACGGCGCCGTGCCCTTCGCCGCGCACAGGCACGTGCCGTTGGCGAAGGTGCACAACATCTGCCAAGCCGGCGGCGGCAAGGGCGCGCCGGTCGATAGGCGGTTTGGATTTCTCACCACGCCTTTCCGCCGGCGCGGGCGCGGGCTTCGTGCGTGTGGTCCTCACGAACCGCGTTGAACGCCATTTTCTCGTCGAAGGCGCCTTGGATGTCGTAGCCGAAGGCCCCTGCATAGTCGAAGATTCTAATCAACGCGTCGGCGAGTTCCACTTCCGCCATACGTCGGTGCGGCAGCTTGTCATCCATGAGGTCTTTCCGCTCGCCCTCCATGGCCTCGGCAACCTCCGAAACGATCAGCATCAGAAGTTCACCCTTGTTTCGTTCGATTTGCTTGCCGGTGGCGATGTCCTGCCACCATTTCGCATTTGCGGCGTGGCATTCGGTTGCGAAGTCGTTAAGCGTTTTCATCCTCTTTCCCTTTCCCTGTCCTCGACGGCCGCGCTCGGCCGCCATTCGTCGCGCACCCTGATCCCGCGATAGACCGGGGCGCCCATGGTCTTGATCTTGTGGAATTGCGCCGTCGTGCCGGCATCGGCGGCCGACGGCCAGCCGCGGCGCGCCTGGTCGGGCAGGCGGCGGAAGAAGGTCGTGTCCTTCACCTTGATCGTGCCGGTCTGGATGCAGAATTTCTCGTAGGCCATGAACAGGTCGACCGGCTTTTCCTCGTCGTGGTCCTCGCCGGTCACGTCGCAGGCGTGGCGGATGAAGGAGCCGATCGGGTCCTCTTCCTCGCGGTATTCCTGCGTGGCGTCCAGAATGTCGCGCGGCGGGTGAAGGCCGCCGGCCGCGAGAAAATCGAGCGCGCCGTCGACGCACCATTTCAGGATGCCCGGCGCCTCGGCGATCAGCTTGCGCGGCAAATCCTTGTCGACATCGTCCTTCGGGATCTGCTCGTTCCACGGCACGAGATGGATGCGGCGCCAGATGCCGTCGTCGTTTCCGACGATCACCGGCTTGTGGTTGCCCGAGACGATCAGCGTGAACTGCGGCGAGAACTCGAAGAAGTCCTGATGCAGGCGTCGCACCGGCATCGCCTCGCCGCCGGTCAGGCGCTTGATCAGCGCTTCCTTGAACCGCACGCCGGACTCCGGCTCGGATGCGGCGACCAGCCTGGCGCCGGGCAGGCGCGCGAGGTCCGGCGTCGCCTCGCCGCCGCCGCGCCGGTCGTCGCCGGCAAAGCTGTCGATCGACAGCGTCACGCCGTAGTCGGCGAAGATCTTCGCCAGCGTGTCGACGAAGGTCGATTTGCCGTTGCGGCCGATGCCGTAGAAAAAGGCGATCATCTGTTCGGTGTTCAAGCCCAGCATGGCATAGCCGGCGAGCCGGCGCAGATAGTCGCGCATCGGCTTCGACGGCTGCACGCGGGCAAGGAAGCGCTCCCACGCGACCGGGCGCGGGGCGTCGGCGAAATAGGGGAAAGGGCAGAGCTTCGAGATCAGGTCGTCGCGGCAATGCGGGTCGAGCCGCGCTTCCCAGATCCGGCGCGGGTCGGCGGGGTCGCTTTCGGGGTCCTCGCCGGTGCACGCGAAGCGCAGCGTGCCGTTGTCGACGTTGAAAGCGTAAAGATCGCGATTGAGATCGTCGACCGATGCCGGGCGATAGGCGGCGGCCTCGTGCATCATGGCGTTAAGCTTGGAGTGTCCGCAGGTCGACTTGTAATGCCGGTGCCGCGAGGCGCGGCGATCGGCGAGGATATCCTTGATCGCGGCACCGGCGTCGACCGCGTCCTGCCATTCCTTGCGGGCGGCTGTATGCTGGCGAAGATCCTCGCGCGAGGCCGACTTGGCATCGAAGGGCGCGGCCAGCATGTCGGCGGCGATCGCGGCGGCGTCGAGGATCTCCTGCTCGCGCGCGGTGACGCCGAGCACGGGGATCTCCTTCAGGATCGCCTCGGCCGCGCGGTGCGCCATGCGCCGGGTGATGGCGCTCGATTCGTCCTCGCGCCAGCGCCGCCCGTCGAAGGCGTGCCAGCCGACATGCGTGACGTGCCGCACATCCTCGCCCGCCCATTTCAGGAAGCGGCGCGCATTGCCGATGTCGTGCTCGGGCTCGCGCGCGCACGCCTCCAGGATGGCGCGATCGTCCTGATCGTCCGATTCCCCCACGAATGGCCCCTGTCAGCCCGCCGCGATGGCGGCGAAGATGTCGTCGGATCGCGGTTCATCCACGCAGGCGCGGGCGCAATTCGCCTTCGCCTGCGAAAAATAGCTCGGCTTCAGTTCGAAGCCGACGCCGCGGCGGCGCGACCGGAGGGCGCACCACACTTCCGACCCGATGCCAAGGAATGGCGTCAGCACGATGTCGCCGGGGTTGGTCCACAGATCGATGCATCGGTCGATCACGTCGAGCTGGAGGGGCGATATGTGCTGCTCGTCCTTGTCGTCGCGCGCCTCGCGGAACGACAGCGTGTTCGACTGCCTGATATCCATCCACACCGGCGAGGCGTAGCGCTGCCAAACCTCGATCGAATACCAGTTTCGTCCGTCCGTCGCGGTCGTGTACTTGGCGAAATCCGGACCATCGCCCTCGCCGACATAGCGGTGAAAACAGCCCGCCACAGGCTCGGGATTGTCGCCGGGCTTGCGGAAGGTCACGACGAAATCGGCGAGCCCCTGCCCTGAGATGGTCGAATCCTTCACGATCTGCTTGTGGAGGAGCCGGATCGATTTCGTGCGCTGCTGCGCCACGACGGGGTCCTTCCAGATGCAGACCTCGGAATGGAAGATCCACCCCGCGTCCTCGAAAGCGCGGATCACCTCGCCACGGAAGTCCCGCATGCCGATGAAGCCGTGGCGGATCTTCGATGTCGGGAGCTGCATCACATGCACCGAATGCAGGCGGCCGGGCTTCGTCACGCGCAGGAGTTCGGCGATCAGGAAGGCGTAGTGCGTCCAGAAGTCGGCGCCCTCGCTATTCGACAGGTCGCGATCGAAATTGGAAAACTTGTAAAGCCCCTCGAAGGGCGGCGAGTGGATGCCGAAATGGATCGTGTCGCCGGGGATCGCTCGGATCAGTTCGCAACTGTCGCCCTGATAGATGGCATATCGGTCGGTGACGACCTGGTCGACGGCATGGATGTCGAGCTTCATGCGAATTCCTCCCATTGCGGCAGCGTCACCGGAAGAGACGGGTCATAGGTCGGCCGCTCGCGCGCCGCGCCGCGGATCGTCGCCGCCGACAGATCAGCCATGTGGCGCACCATGGCGGCGGCCATGCGCTCGGCATCGCGTTCCTTGCGGTCGAGATTGGCGATCACCGCGCCTTCGGTGTCGGCGTGGATGAAGTCGACCGTGACGGTGTTCGTCTGGCCGAAGCGCCAGAAGCGGCGCACCGCCTGATAGACCTGTTCGAAACTGTCATTCAGCCCGACGAAGCCTGTCCGATGGCAATGCTGCCAGTTCATGCCGAATCCGCAGATCGTCGGCTTGGTCACCAGCACGCGGATCTCGCCCCGGCCGAAGGCCTCGATCCGCCGCTCCTTTTCGTCGTCGGTGTGCGCGCCCGCGATCTCGACCGCGCCGGGGATCGCCTTCGCGAGCCCCTCGCTTTCGGCATTGAGGTTGCACCACCACACATAGGGCGTATCGGCGGGCGTGATCCGCGCGCCGAGCGCGATGCGATCGTCGATCGAATTGCGCGCGGCGGCGCGGCGATCTTGGAGTGTCCTCGCCTCGATCGGGAACATCGAATAGAGACCATCGGCCGTGATGTGGGTTCCGGTCTCGACGACGTGAGACCGCTTGACGAGCGGCGGCAGGTCGTAGCCGTCGTCGGGATAGCCGAGGTCCGACGGCTTGCGCAGCATGACCGCCCATGACGCCATCCATTTCCAGAAGGCGTCCTCGGCGTGACCTTTGAGGCGCCAGACGCGGGTCTCGGAATTGTCGTGCACGAAGAAGGTCGCCAGCATGTCCGTGTAGGACATGACGCCGAGGAACTCGGCGTGGTTGCCGAGTTCCATGAAGTCGTTCGGCGCCGGCGTCGCGGTCGCCGCGAGGCGGAACGGGATCGTTCGCGCCGCCTCGATCAGCCGCGTGCGGTAATGTCCGTCATAGGCCTTCAGGATCGAACTCTCGTCGAGCGCGATGCCGCCGAAGGCGGACAGATCGAAATGGTCGAGCTTCTGGTAATTGGAGATCAGCGCCTCGCCCGTCGCGTTGGCCGAGACGACGCGCACATCGATCCCAAATGCGCCGGCCTCGCGGGCATGCTGGTGAGACACCGAAAGCGGCGCGAGCAGAAGCACCGGCCGGCCGGTGTGGCGGGCGACGGCACAGGACCAGACGAGTTCCATCAACGTCTTGCCGAGACCGGTCCCGGCGAAGATCGCCGCGCGACCGCGCCGCAGCGCCCATCGGGTGATGTCGCGCTGGTGCGGGAACAGATAGTCGGGCAGATCGGGCGGGATCGGAATGCCGGTCGCGGGATCAGCGAGCCGCTTGGCTTCGAGAAACTGGCGATAGGCCTGGACGGTCATGGCCGGACCTCGACGATCGAGGCGTCGGCGCCGCGGTCTTCCATGACGGTCGAGAACATCGCTGCGGCCATCAGGACGAACCCCGCGCACAGGGCGAGCCAAAGATATCGATCGTTCTTCATGGTCGCCCCTCACAATTCCGGACAGCGGCGGATCGCGTAGGCGGTGCGCCCGCGGCCCTGGCTCGGCGCCGCGCCGATGAAGCCTTTGCGCAGCAGCCCCTCATAGGCGCCGGCGAGGCGAGCCTCGGCGACGCCCGAGCGGGCGAAGACGTCGCCGGGCGACGGCCGCACGATGCCGGTGCCGGAGGCGAGTTCGGCCAGCGCGCGGAACACGCGCAGCTCCGCCACGGTCAGGCCGAGCCGGTCGGCATAGGCCTTGACCGCGGCCCCGTCGTCTCCCGGCCGGAACAGCCGCGCGAACCGCGCCGTGGCGGGTGCGATCACGGCGCGCATGTCCGACAGGTCGAGACGGTCGAACAGCGCCTGGACGAGCTGGCCGGGCGTCATGCCGGCCGCCTCGGCGGCGGCGCGGATCGCCCGCTCGCGGCTTTCGGGCGTGCGCACCGTGTAGCGATAGATCGGCGGGTCGAAGGTTCGGCCCTCGGCGAGTTCGTCCAGCATCGGTTTCAATGTCCCCCTCTGTTTCGGGTTTGGCGCCGCTCGGCGGCCGGCTGATAGGCAAGCCGCGCATGAGCGGCGCAGTAGACGAAGCCGTCGGCCACCGTCAGGCCGCAGAACCGGTGTCCGGCGGGCGGCGCATGGTGCGGCGTGACGGGAAAGCGGCAGTTCCGGGTGCCGAGCCCGGCCAGCGCCAGGCGCAGCGGTTCGGCAGGGAGCTCCGGCGCCGGCGGCAAGGGTTTCGGCTTGGCGTCGGAAACGGGTCGCGGCGGCTGCGGACGGACCGGCGCGGATCTGGCGGTCTGGCGCGGCCGAACGTCCTTGCCGCGGGTGCGCTTGACGACCTGGCGCGGCGCGCCCTTCAACTTCGTGTAGCCGAAACGCTTTCCGTGGCGATGCGCGCATCCGATCACGGCATTGCGCGAGACGCCGATGCGCCCGGCGATCAGGCTGGCGCTCTCGCAATCGCGATAGAAGGCATCGCAAACCGCGCGGCGGATTTCGTCGGTCCAGTTCATCGGCTGACCCCTGTCCTGAGCCTGTCGAAGGGCCGCCCCATCAGCAGCGCATTGAAGTCGCGGCCGTCGGGCGGCCAGTCGGTCGTGATCTCGGCACCGGACAAGGCCGATCCTCCCACGGATCGTGGGGCAAGACTCCCGGTCAGCCGCGCGCGGGCGCGCAGCATGGCGGCATGCGTGGCGAAGGCGTCGGAATCGCCGTCGGCGATCAGGATCAGGAAGGAAGCGCCCGGATGCGGCGCCCAAAGGGTCGACGGGTCCTCGCCCTCCAGCGGCTCGGGACCGGGCACGCGCACCGGCATCATGCGCCCGTCGCGGCGTTCGATCTTTCGCGTCGGATGCGCCACGGTGCGCGCGGCGCGGCCGGCGAGATTGCCGAGGTCGACCGACGTTTCGATCGACACGTCGCGCTCGCGCAGCAGAAACCACGACAGGACGGATTCCACGCCCTCGCCGACCGCGACGCCCGGCGCGCGCTTGATGACGTCGCGCAGGACGATGCGCCCGCCCTTCTTCGATCCGCGCACCTTCTTCGCCGGCAGCATCTCGCCCGTCTCGGGATGGACGATTTCCGCCTTGCCCTTGTCGCCGCGCGGGTCGAGCCAGGTCGCATGCAGGCCGAGGAAGCGGCCGTCGCGCGCCTGGATCGGCCACAGCATGGCCGGGCCGCGATGGATCACCCGCCATTCGCCCTTGCCTCTTTGCCTGCCCGGCAGGACGGGCGCGGTGTCGGGAAAATGATGCCAGTACGGCATGTCGGCATGCTCGCGGCAGAACGCGCCGGCCATGCGGGCATAGGCCGGATCGATGCCGCGTCCGGCGAGATAGCCGGCGACGGGACCGCCGTCGGGAAACGCCGAGCCCTCGCGCCAGAGCTGATAGGCGCGCCGCCGCTCCTTCTCCCGGAATTCGTTCTCGGCCGCCGGATCGGGCGCGGTTTCGCGCGCCTTCACGCCGGCGAGGTCGCCGGTCAGGATCTCGACGGCGCGGCGGAAGGAGCAGCGCTCGACATGCTCGACCAGCGCGATCGCATCGCCGCCGATCGGGTCGCCGCCGCCCTGGCGGCAGCGCCATATGTTCTTCGACCGCGACACGGAAAACCGGTCGCGCCCGCCGCAGCCCGGACACGGCCCGACCGC